CTGCGGTGGGCAGCTGTGCCTTTTCCTCTGCTTCCTTGCGGGCCTTTTCCTGTGCGGCCAGCTCTTCTGCGGTGTACAGCACATACCGCTGCACTTCCACCTCTTCGTCGTAGGCATCCTGTGCGGCCACGCCGGGCACGTCAACCACCTTGCGGACATCACGACCTTTTTCACGACCATCTGCGTCATAGTAGATTGCAGGGGTTCCGTCCGGCAAGGTTTCGGTCTCGTAGTGGCTGACCTCTTCCACGCCCGCCACAGCATCGTGGTGGACAGTCTGGGTCTCCTGCTTGAGGTAGCCTTTCGTCAGGTCGGGGGCTTCGATGGGGTTGCCGTTGCTGTCAATAATTTTCATGTGTGCTCCTTTCGGTTATGCCACTCTGCGCCATATATACGCGGAGTAGTAGGGAGGAATATTGTTATGAGGTGAATTAGACCCAAAAGACATTCTTATTTGCCGAGCACAATTCGATTCGTCTATTTTATTGTTCGGTCGGAACCCCCCAGTAGACATTTGGCCAAGACTAAATACACCATGTGCTCCGGTTACAATACCCTGATTATTTCCGTCTGATTGAAAATCAAAATTACCAGTTATATTCGGTAATTCGCCTTCTGTTAGTGTATGTTCTGCTTCGCCCCCCGTACTCCCTGCCTGGTAGGTATCGCTTGCGCCCATGATAAACTTGCCCTCAATGCGTTCCCATGTGCCGCCGTAAAGCTCGGCCGGGCTGGTTGCGTTTTCGCTGATGTACAGACTGCCCACGGGGTGGTCTCGCTCGACTACCGCCGCAAGGACTTGCTGATAGATAGCATAGGCATCAGGGCCAATGCCGTTTTTGAGTTCTCCTAGTGCCATTGTTTCTCCTTTCAGTCGGTACGAAGCCAAGTGTAAGTAAAGTATGCCGGGGGTTGGACGGTGGTGGAAGCGCCGTAAATGGAGTTGGAAGCAGATGCGTTAAAAAACACTACATCGCTTTTGTATGCATTACCGGTTTCTGTCATTGAATTATTTAAATTGTTAGAAGTTTGAATTGAATGTGCAAATAGCTTACCATCCCCGCCTGTAATCGAACCGCCCGCAAACTTGTTTCCAGACATGTGGGGTCTTGCCTCAAAAGAGCCCTTGATATTCGGCAGTCCAGCCTCTACCGTTGTACCAGCCAGGTGCGTATCACTTGCGCCCATTAACACCCTATCTTGCGCAATCTTTTCCCACGTGCCGCCGCCAAAAGTCACAGCCGGGTTTTCCGGGCTGATGGTCTGATAGATACTACCCACAGGATGTGCCGCAAGCAGGAAGTTGGAATAGATGGAGCCGTCACCATAGAACTGGCCACCATACTTGATGGGATACCACCGGGCGGAAATTTCCGCAGTCGGAATGTTGTGTGCACGGATACGGATAGCTCCGGTTCGAGTTTCGGGGTTTACAAGCATAGCTTTACCGGCTACGTCTGCACTTGCAGGGTCAATGCTGACAGATACCACAGTCGTGGACGTAACATCTGCTGTAATGTCAATGTAATGCGGATACTCTGCAACTTCTGTGTCTGTTTGCCATCCCGTGATCGGAATAGAAAGATCATGTGGAACGACGGAGTCTGCTTTGCCTGCCAGAGCATCACCGGTAGCCTTTGCGTCCGCAGGGGCGTTTTCAATGCTCAGGGTCTTATCAGTATTTGCTTTGGCCCCGGCCTCTTCCGAGTATTTCTTTGCATTGGCTTCACTGGTTGCAGCGGCAGATGCACTGGATGCAGAAGCATCAGCGGATGCGGCAGATTCACCAGCTTTTGTGGTTGCAATTCCGGCCTGTTCAGTGGCAGTAGCGGCAGAAGTAGAAGCCCCGTCTGCTTCTCGTTTTGCATTGGCTGCGCTTGTCTCTGCACTCTTTCGAGCAGCTTCGACTGCTTTAATCCAGTCCTCTTCTGTGCCCACATAGCCATACTTTACAGCAATGGCATAAGCGCTATAAGGGCCAATTTCGATTGTTTTGCTCATTCAAACGTCACCTCCAAAATTCCAGAGCCATTGTCTTGCATATTTATTTCGGTCAAGCTATCACTTTTGACCATATAAAGAATGCCGTTCTTCTGCTCGAAATCCATCCAGCCGCCTTTATTTGCACTCTGTTCTGCAAGACGGGCGCTTTCAGCAGACTTTTCGGCTTGTCTCTGAGATTCTTGCGCGGATGTTTCAGCGTTTATTTCAGACCGTTTCGCGTTCAGTTCTGCTTTTTCGGCAGCAATTCTCGCAATGTCCGCGCCTGCAACATCTGAAAGAGTGTTCAACGTTTCGGCATTCATAGGAGTGCCTTCAACGATTGGCTCGTCATTGCGGACAAGAGTGACGACTTCTGACGAGCCGTCCGGTTTAGTCATTGTCCATCGGTTTGGGTACTTCGCTTCTCGGTCAACAAAGTGCATAGTAAGGTTCACCTCCACAGACTGGCTCTGAGCAGTAGATTAGATGGTTGTTGGCTATCGTTTCGATATCAAGCAGAATTTCTTCAACCTGATTGATAATCGTATAATGCAGATAATTGAGGGAAGCGGGAGTTTCGGGAGTATTGTTTTTGCCACTGCACAAAGAACGAATAGCTTTGATATTGGAAAGCCACCGGGAAGCATCTGCGACAGTCAGGTATCCATTTACATCCCAGTCGGTTTTGACTGAAACAGATGCATTCAGGATGGCCGCAATCTCTTGGATACCGCTTTCAATGCGGTTGTAGTCCATGTAGCTCAGAGCGCCCTTCATGCCAGCTGCCCATTCCGCCTGCTCTTTCTCTGTCCACGTTCCTGCCTTTGCTTTCAATGCAAGCGCTTTGACTTGCGCAACATCATCATCGGTTCTGTCTGTGATCCACCGGGTCAACGAACATCAGCTCCTTCCAAGAGATACCCTTCGACCGTCCCGTGAAAACAGCCGGAGTACTGATAAGAAAAGCTCGTAGTCAACAGTACAGAGGAATAGCCAAACTGGTGATGAACAAGAACATAGTCCAAAGCATCAAAATGTGGGCTTGCACGATATTTCAATGTGACCTTGCGGCGGTTAGAAAGCACCTTGTATGCTTCTGTCAAAATATTCCTGCTCTGGCTGAGAACGCTTTGAGACAACATTTCATTACTAACAGTCTGCGTTGCTCCGCTCTTTGTTGGGTTTTCTGGGTAAGAATACGTTTTGCTTGTAGTGCTCGAACCATCGGAAGATTTTACATCAATCGAACAAGTCACATTTTTCAAAGGGGAAGAGAACGCAATTTCAGGCCAGTTGAAGTTATTGACAATGTCGATTTCACCGGCAAGGTTTGCTTTTGCAGTGGAGATATCAGGAATGCGTCCAATTACAATCACACCTTCTCTGGTTTGATATGTTGCCATACCAGCTGCGTTAGCAACCATCTGCAAAATATCCGAGTCCTTATAATTGCTTTTGTCCTGACTTGTGATATCTGTGCTATAATTTTTCAGTTCATCGGAAATCTGAAACGTTGCCACGTTATCACTCAAAAGTTCCAACGCATCGTAGGCCATCTCATAAAGAGTGCCATACATTCTTCCTGTATAGTTAGAAACCATCAGATAGCCAAAAGCATCACGGGCCGTAAAGCTTGCTTCAATGCTATTAGAAGGAACACTCCACTCAGACAAGAAGAACTTGCCGCCTGTAATCCATTCTACCGTTCCGTCCAAGTCCATGCCGTACTCCACAGAGATAGGCTGGCGCTCATACAGGTATTTGTAAAGACCTTCCGGGTTGATCGGGTTCCACTTTTGCGTGCTGTTATCCACCGTAAAAGTGATGCTATCATTCGGGAGTTGGCCGCTGATCGGGTCTCTTGTGGAATCGTGCTTGTACGAAAAAATATCTTTCTTCTCAAACACAATGAACTGGCCCATCTTTATTTGCTCAACCCTTGCGCGACGATTTTCCAAGCACCACGACAAGATTTGAATGGAAATAGAATCGTAATTTGCAATTTCCCAGTCAATGTCAGTGGTGATAGAGGAATTATCCGACACTGTTTTTGTGGACACGACTGCGCTTCCAGAATAAGCGGTCAGCTTGAAACTTGTCGGCCATTCATTGAACGTTGACGACCATGTGATGGTAATGCCAGGAATGGTCACGGTATGAACTTTGCTGAACGAGAGCGTAATAATCGGGTGGTTTGAAGTTGAAACACAATTTTCGCTAACATAACCAGCCTCCTGAGATTTTACGCTTCTATCAAGCAAGGTATAATTACCGTCCAAAACAGTGAAATTTAATTCACCGGTAGAATATTTTGTATAAGTGTGAGATTCACTGTCAACGATAGAAGATACATTGCTAAAGAACGTTTCGCCGTTTGTGCTAGGAATCGCGTCTTCTTGCAAACCGGGTTCTGTAACGCCATAGGTGATGCGTACAAACATCTCCGGCACAAGCGTTTCGGAAAACTTGTCAAGCCACTTCTGAGAAGGTTGTACCATAGGCTATACCTCCACAAGCGCAATCGAGCAATCCGTCCAACCCATCACATTACCAGTTTTAGGCCCACGCCGCCACATACCAGATGTTCGGTCTGAAACGTACATCTGCCGCATGTCATATCCGGCCTTTGCCTGGTTATAAAAGCGAACAGAACAGTAAAATCGTGTCGTGAACAGGCTGAGAATAGCGGCCCACTGTTGTGCGGTAAGGTAGTTCCACTTCAGGGACACCTTTGCTACATCATGCCGCACAACAGAGCCAACTACTTTGCCTTGAACGTTTCGTCCAGAATCCACGATGGTGCTAGTGGTCGCTTCGTAAGAAGAAGGTTCCGGCAAGTCTACGCCATTTACCGTTACCAGTGCTGGGATTGCCATAAACCGCCACCTCCTTAGTAGCTATAAACTTCACTGCCCATCAAAGACTGCCCACGGGCGTTCTGCCGCTTCTCAACGGATGCTGTGATCTGCTTTCCGTCAAGGTAAATTTTGAGTTCCTTGCCACCGGTTAGTTCATCACCATACCGCTGGAAGATATCGAGGAATGCGTTGTAAGTGCCATTGTAAACAGATTCACGTATTTCCTCTTCGTTGATGTTGACATTTACGCTGGTGGTGCCGCCATAAGAACCGGAGGACGTACCATTGTTCTTATCCCATTCTTTCGTTCCTGGGTAAGAACCATTTTTGTACTTTTCCAGCAGTTCTTTGTACTGCTGTTCGTAGTTAGTTGGGTCTTTGGAATCGTCAAAGCCACTATTGGCCGCTTCTTGACGTTTACGTTGGCTTTCCGCACGACTACTCGCAACATTGTCAGCCCAATCATAAAGAGGGTTGCTGATATGCCCCCATTTATCAAAGGGATTAAAGAAATTGCGTGCGTCAATTAAAGCATTTATTCCAGCAACAATGCCTTGAATTGCCGTTCCGAGAACGCGGAGAATCCCCTCAAAAACAATCGAGAAGAAATCGCCGATTCCATACCAAAGATTAGACAGGAACGAAGCGATGCTCTTGTTCTTATTGGCAAAATTGACAAGAGCGCCAACCAACATGCCAATCAGGGAAATAACCAGCATAACAGGGTTTGCATCCATTGCAATGTTCAAACTTGTCTGAGCGGACGTTGCGGCCATAGCAGAAGGAACGAACTGACTGATAAAGCTAGAAGCCATACCAGCAATGTTGTTCCAAACACTGCTCAACCCCTGCGTCAGCCACTGCAAGCTGTTATCAGCAATGGACTTGATTTGCTTTCGCTGCTCATCATCCATTGCATGATAGAAATAGGAAGCGGCCCATGTGCCGAGCTTTTCAAGGTCTCCGTTAGAAATCGCATCCCACAGAGTGCCAATGCTGCCGAAGAAATCGTTTTGCAAGCTGGAATCAATCTGCTGCCATGTAGTATCAAGGCCGTTCAAGAACCCGGCAACGTAGTTGGTAGCCTGAGTAGAACCGGTGTTAATCAGCTCATTGCCTTTCCCCTGCACAGCATCTACAACGCCCTGCATAGCAGTGGAGACGTAGGGGATAGCCGAAGTGATGCCGTTTGCAAGGCCTTGGTCGATGTAGATACCAAATTGTTCAAATAGCTTGGAAGGGGAGTGGATATCAGTCTCAGTGGTGAACTTATCGATGACGGCTTTGGCAAGATTTGCAGCCGCTCCAGTTGCATTGCTGATTCCGCTCTGAATTCCTTTTACAAGGCCTTGCCAAACGTTTTTTCCGGCTTCATACATTTTTGCGGGTAGGGAAGCGATTGCATCTGCAACTGCATTCACCATGTTGGCAGCAGCTTTTCCTGCTTCAGCCGCCCAGTTTTCTACTCCATCCAAGAACTTTGCAAAAGATTCTCCGGCTGATTTGATATGGTCGTCCAAATGGACAAACCAATCAATCACGCTTCCGATATCAGAAATCAAATCTGCTAAGCCAAGAAGGGCATTGGCAATGAAGCCTTGATTCATTGAAACGTCAAGGCGTTCAGCCTCAGTCGGCCCTTTGCTAACCCAACGAACAAAAGTTTCGATATCCGCAATCAGGTCAGCCAAACCAAGAAGCGCATTCGGGAACAGGGTTTTATTCATCGTGACATCTAAACGCTCAGATTCACTGATTCCGTCTTTAATCCAACGAATAAAATCAGAAATGCTATCCACGATTTGAGCAAACCCGTCAACAAAGAAGGATGCCATGTTTCCAGCGTCAATTCCCAGCTGTTGAAAAGCGCTATGCCAATCGGATTTTAAGCCAAAAGACTCTTTTTCGCTTTCGCTACCTAATCCGCGAATCGCAACAGAAACGGCTTCAAATCCGATAACGGCGAGACCAGCTACAGGATGACCGCTGATAATCAATCCAATTCCAATTAAGGTTAGAGCCAAATCTCCTAAATCCAAGTCCAACTTCTTTACGACTTGTCGGATTGTTTCAAATGCGTTAGAAGCGCTTTCTTTCCATTCATCAGGCAGAAGGTCGAGAATTTGCTGTGCGAGTATTTTAATGGATTCTTTTAAATGCTCAATGGATTGTCCAAGTTTTCCTTCAGTAAGAGAAATATTCCATCCCTGAGAGAATCCAAGTGCAGCAAGCTCAATAAGGTCTTTTATTCTTTGCAGACCGATTCTGAATTTCTCGCTGTTCTGATACAAGTCCACAAAACGCCATACAATTAGTGCCACAGTACCAGCAATTACAGCAAGTTCAGGGTTGACAAGCCCTAACTTCTTTCGTAATTCTCCAACAACCTGCCCCAATTTGTAAGCTAACCCGTGGACATTGTTTAACTGGCTAAAAAGAAAATCAGCAATTTTCCAAGCGGCAAATCCGGCTGCAACACCTGCAATAATTGGAAGAAGTTTTTTTACTTTTTCCTTGATCTCATCAATAGATGTGCCAACATAGTTCTTGAACATATCGTAGCCGGACAGGTCTACATCGCCCAAGAGGTTGCCAGCAGATGCACCACTGCCAGAGCCAGAACTTCCCTGTGTGGGGTCAATGATGTTCAGCTCATCAAAACCCATCGTGTAGTCTTTGAGGGCTTTGGCAGCTTTCTTTGTCGAATCGGCTGTATCATCCATTGCGTCACCGATACCGCCAACGCTGTCAGCGCTCTTTGTGAAATCAGTGAACACGACCTTCACGCCCATCAGCTTTGCCACCCATTCAACAAACTCTCGAATGAGCTGCACAGCGGCAATCAGCGGGGGGAGAATGGATTTCAGGGCAGGGTAGAGCAGAGAGCCAACAGACTTCGCCAACATATCCAGCTGCGCTTTCAGAATTTTGATCTGGTTCGCAGGGCTTTGGATGGTCTGTGCAAGGTTGCCCTGTACGTTGGCAGTCTGCTTCATAATGGCAATGTAACGCAGAACCGCCTTATCTGCCTGAGACAGACTAGAAACCTGCTTGTTAAAACCCAAAGCAAGAAGCTCCTGCTGTAAGCGTGCCTGAGTCAGGTCAATGCCCAAACGGCGAATAGGCTCAATCTCGCCAGAGATTGCGGAGGACATTGCGGTAAAGGTCTCTGCAACGTCCTTGTTCCAATAGGAACCTTCGTCATAAGCAAGCTGAGTCAGGTTCTTGGACAGAACGTATGCTTTGTCGCTGGCCAGACCAAACGAAGTACCCAAGCTCTGAATGGTAGCCATGTAGGTCATCGCTTTGGTCGGGTCAACGCCAAGCAAGCCCTGCATCTTGCTAATGAGCGTATCGGCTTCACCGCTCAGATTGCCCATAGCATTATGAAACAGGTCTGTCGCTTCATAGAAGTCGTTAAACTTCGCAACAGCGTTGCCAAGATACTCAGCAACGGCTTTCAGCGAAACCAGCTTTGCCATGTTTCGCATAAAGCCGTTCATCTGATTGGACAGGCTAAGATAGCTCTTGCGCTGCTTTTCGTTGGCTGCGGTCACACGGTTCGCCTGTGTCACAACTTTGCTCAACTGCGGAGGGAGCTTTGCAAAGGCGTTGCCCACCTTGTCAAGCTGAGATGCAAGAGGAGTGAGGGCGGCGGAAATCTTCTGACAAGAGCTTGCAAAAGAATCAAGGTCTGTCGCTTTCAGCTTGTCGGTTAGGTCAGGAACCTTTCCGATTGCATTGAAAGCACTGCCAAGAGCTTTAAGGCTCGATGCGTCCAAAATGGACAGTGGAGCCAAAGCGTTAGTAAGCTGAGTAATGCTTCCAGACATGGAGTAAAAGTCCACGCCGTTCAAGCCAGACACAGCCGCAGGAATCTTCTTGATTGCATTCACGACCGTGTTGATGCTCTTTGCGCTTGCAGTCGTGTTGACGTTGGAAAGCCCATTTAGAAAGCTGGTGATTTTGTCCAGACCAGACATTCCAGCGAATGCCTGTTTCAGCGCTGCAATGGAACCGGCCAGCCTGTCAAGGCTGTTCACAACCTTTGCCACGTTGCCTTTTGTCCGCAAATTAGAAATGGCGGTAGCGAGCTTGTCGATATTAAGCTCTGCGCCCTGCGATTCCGCAGAAATCTCTACGGATAAGCTCGTAATATCAACATCAGCCATCACTACCACCATCACTTTCCATCATAGAGAACATCATTCTCTTGATTCGCTCCTGCGCCTCAACTGCGCGTTGGTATTCATACTCGTCTTTCTCCTTTTGAGTCAGGGGAATCGGTCTATCCATGTACTTGATGGGCTTAGACCCTTTCTTTCGGAACATATTGCCAACCGTAGAGGAAAGCGCAGATGCCATGTAAAAACCGTTTCTCCATGCTTCTGCATTGGCTCTGCGTTCTCGCAGCTCCTCTGCGTCACGGTATACCTTAGCCAGCCAGACATCACCGTGCCAGAACTGCTCGTAGGTCATGCCGATGGAGATGTAATAGGCTTCTACATCGTGGAACAGCTTAGAGAAGGAGAACGATTCTCCCTCTCCGTCTGGTTCCTGAGATTGTGCGGTTACACAATCTCCCACGTTGCGTTTTTTGCGGTCTTGTCCTCAGTATCAGTTGCCAGCAGAGACTTGGAAGCGTCCATGAACATCTCAAGCAAAACGCCCATCAGGTCTTCCTTATCCTCGATGTGCTGGAACATTTCGTCCACGACCTTGCGCTTGATGCCCTTGTTTCGTGCGATGAAAGCGCCGTAAAACAGGGCGCGGGAGTTGGACAGCAGGTTGGTCATCTGAGTGTACTGGCCAATCTGAAAGCCTGCACGTTCGGTAGCTTCCACGCTGTCACGGGTGAAAGTCAGTTCATAAGTGTTCTTGCCATCGGGGGAATGAAAGTTGATAACCTTTGCAGCCATAATAAATGCTCTCCTTTATAAATAGGGGCAGAACCAAATCCGCTGTTCAGTTCTGCCCGGTTTGATTGATTCGATTTTTGCGGTTTAGCCGCCAGCAACAGTCAGGGTCTCGCTGAACTCAGGCTTCTTGGTGAAGATGCAGTTGATGGTCATTTCCACAACCTCGTCCACGCCAAAGCCGGACAGACCAACCTGATGCATACCCTGCCAAGTGAAGCCGGAGCCGTCCTGCATCTTCAGGGCGTAGTACTTTACGGCGTTGCTCTCGGAAGTCTCATCGTAGCCAGCTTCCTTGACCTTCTTGTAGTCAGTCTTGTTGTAGTTGGCAGTAAAGGACTTGGTGTCGCTCTGGATGATGCCGAAGATGTTGACCTGCATCGGGTCAGACAGAGTGGTTGCATCCAGAAGGTTAGGTTCGGAGATCAGGTCGGGCACATCCTTGATGTCGCACAGCTTCGTCAGGGCGGTTGCGCTGTCGCCACAATACAGGGTGGTATTCAGACCGGAGATAGCAGTACTCATAGAATGTTTACCTCCTTAGTTTCGGTAAATCATTCCGTCCTCTCCGATTGTTGCCCCATAGCTGCAATCAATCCGATAGACGGAATTGTTGTACAGCCCATTCAACGGGGCAAACGATTTTCGATAAAAATTGAGCGGTTCCAATACAGAATCTACGATGCCCACAATGGAGCGTGCTTCTGAAATGCGTCCGCTGGTTTTGTTGGAATAGACACGCACACGCAGGGAAACAGCAGCGTACTTGCTTCGGCTGGCAGAATCCCGGTGAACCGGGAGGTTGCTGTTTTCCTCTATCTGTACACACGGAAACTTTTTGACGTTGCTGTCGTTGATTTCACCAGTAACAAAAATGCCGGGAACCTGTTTCCGAAGTTCGGTCGCAACAGCCGTAAAGATAGAGTTGAAATAATCAATCAACTATTCCAAACCTCCCTCCACGTTGCTTCGACTTGAGAAGCCATTTCCTCAACAGCTCCCCACATAGCCATAGCTGGCTCGTTGCCGCTGGTGTAATTCAACTGGCCTTTACCATCCACCTGTTTGACAGGCGTGCCAGCATTGCCGGATTCTCCGTAGTAGTACCATCTGCGGTTTGCGCCTTGCCCTTTGCCGTAGGAGCCATGCGCACCAACACCGGGCGGTAGTTCGCCGCCATATCCGTTGTGATGTGCGCCAGTGCCAAACTCGATAAAGGCGACCGCTTTGCCTTCTGCAACGATGGTGCAAGTCTTGTCTTTTTGGTTAATATGGCATTTCACGTCATTTGAGCCAGCGTATTCCGCATTAGCGAAACGCACCTTTGCGACTTCAAGCCCCAGCCACGAAAGGCGAAAAGCAAACGCTCTAGCTTTCTTGTTCAGGGTGGTCTTGTACTCCTGTATCTGACGTTCCGCATCACGGAGTCCGGCATCGCTCAACCTCACTTTAATTTTCACTTGTAGCCACCTCTTTTAGCGCATACAACGTGTCTGTAATATGCTCTGCGACTTTGACCACAGTGTAATTGAAGGGCTTTGAAATGTCCGTCTGAAACCAGACGTGTGTACCTTCATAAAGCGGTGTGTTGCGCTTTTTGCTGGACGAGCTGACAACGTAGCTATAATCCGTAAATGCTCCAAAAGGGCTTGCTTCCGCAGAACCAGTAGGCGGGCTGACATTCAGCATCAGCTTTGCGGGGTCGCTCCACGTCTGCGATGTTTCGCCGGTTTCGTTTCCCCACTCGTCCACAACAGGCGTTTTCTCGCCAACAGGGTTTGAATACCACAGCGGGCGTTTATCCAGCGGGCTTCCATTGAACATCAGCCGATAACACCTACTCTCGGAACTACTTCATTCAACAGGGACTGCGCCACATCGGAACTTTCCCACACACGAGTAATGCCGTTGTTGGTATAGCTCGTCTGCCCGTTTGCGCCGATGTGGTTGTACAGTTCCGCTGCAATGCGTATCTGCAACGACTGATATTGCAAGGGCAACTCGTCCGGTCTGTTGCCGAAGGGGTAGCCCTGCGCAAATATCTTGTCTTTGGCGAAATCAAGCAGCAGGTCGAAGAGTGGGTAGTCCTCGTCCGTGATTTCACGGTCAAGTGCAGGAGCGATGTACTGCCCCAGCTTGACTGCCGCTTCGGAATACTGGTCTCCCATGCTGCTTTCCTCCTTTCGCCTTAGTAAGCCTTGATGCAGTACACAGCGTCCATGCGCTCAAAGGACGGCAGGACGATTTCAGAAGCATAGACGTTGGCGTTGACCGGGTGAACGGTCAGCTCAGTGGTGATGGCAACGCCAGTGTTCACGATGGACACGGATGCACCAGACTGACCGGACAGCAGGTCGGCTTCCTCAGGAGTAGTGCCGTACCAAGTGCTGCCCAGAGCGCCAGAAGGAGCAACCACCACCATGCCATCGGGCAGATACTTCTCGCTTGCGCTGTACTGGTCTGCCTTGAACATCTTGTCGTACAGATGGATGGTCAGACCGGTTGCAGATTCGACAATCTGCCGTGCTTCGGCATCCAGCAGAACGGCGTTTGCCTTTGCGGTGACAGTCATAAACCGATTCTTCACCTCGTCCGCAGCAATCATGTTGCGGAAGGTGGCGGTGTTCATGTACACCTCAGTCACAACCTCGCCAACGCTTGCCAGAACAGCATCCTTTGCAGCGTTCAGGTCAGCAATGGGGGTGGCGGTGGCGACGTTCCACTTGGACTTTGCGACAGAGACTTCCTTGTAGTTGGTGGACTTCCAAGTGCCGTCCGGGTCGTAGTTGTAGGTGTAGTTCACGCCGTTTGCCTTGATGGTGATGCCCGGAACGCCATTGGCGGGAGCCAGCAGCTGCCAGATCATGCGCTCAGGAACGATACGAGCGCCAGTGATAAGCTGTGCGGTGTCATCGTACAGACGGTTCATCACATCACGGGCATAGGGGTCGTTGCTGTCCAGAACACGCAGGATTTCCTGACGGTCTTTCTCGCCCAGATGGTAGCCCTCGCGGAAGAACGGCATCTCGGTCTCATCGAACTTGAAGCCCTCACGGGTGCGGAACGTAGCCTTTGCGTCAAATGCGCTGGGCATCAGGGAAACGCCAACGCCCTTGTGACCACGCAGCCACTTCAGGTCGAGACCGGCCTTCTTCTTGGCGGGAAACAGTGCATCAGATGCAAAGGGCATCGCGTTGGTAGGGTCATTCGTCCAATAGGCGGCAATCGCAGCCGGGGCAAAGACTTCCTTAAGATTCAGTGCCATGTTGTTTTACCTCCTATTAAGCGTTCACGCTGATGTTGTCACGGCAGAAGATGCCAGGAATGGCAGTCTTGAGCGCAGTAACCGCATCAGAATCATAGGTGAAGCCAGAGCTTGCGGCAGCCTTTTTGGTGTCGATAACGCCACGAATCAGCAGGGAAGCATTGGGGTTCTCTGCCGGGTCAACGTCATACAACAGAATGCCGTCTGCGGTGGCAGAAGTTGCCTTCTTGCCAGCCAGCGTCATGGGATAGCCAGCCTTAACCGTAGCAGCTTCGGTCACGGTAAAGGGGATGGCGGTGTAGTCATTGGAAGCAAGGATGGTATCGTTGATTCCGTTGACCGTGTTTCGGGTAAACTTCATGTTTTCCTCCTTGTTAATGGAAAGCACTCATTGCGTCACTCGATGCCTTAGAAGCATTTGCGTTCTGCTGTGCAAGGCTCTTAGCAAACGCCACGCCCTCACTGTCAGAACCGCCCTTGCCATCCGCACCCGGAGGTGTGGGCATATCCTTCAGCAGAGAAGCCTTGTAAGCGGTGTCGTGGGCGGTCATAAATTCCGACTGGAACTTAAACACCTTGTCCATGTCACCGTCAGCCAGTGCAGACGCAGCCTTGTTGGCAAGTTCAGCGTCATAACCCTGTGAAACGAACTTCTCACGGTAAGATGCAAGGGTCTTTTCCTTGACGAGGTTTTCCTTGTCGGCAGTCAAGGCTTCAATCTGCTTCTGCATCTCTGCCAGCTTGTCAGCCTGTTCCTGTGCAGCATTCTCGTCATCGGTGCGCTTTGCCTTGAGCTGCTTCTTGTACTCAGCAGCTTCGCCATTGGCTTTTGTCACGGCGTTGCGCAGCTTCTCGACCTCTGCGCTAGGGTCTGCAACTTTTTCAAGCGCAGAAATGATTTCATCGGCGGTCATGCCCTCTTTGTAGGCATCACCAAGTAACGCTTTGTAGTTCATATCGTTAATTTCCTCCTGCGTTTTTTTACCGTTGCTTCCCTGCAACGCTGCGAAATTTGTATCCCGGCTTCCCTGCCGTATTTATAGCAAAGGATTATTCACCCTCTGTTTCTTTATTGGTATCGGTAGACTGTTTGTCTGCCATGTTCTCGGCATTTGTGTCGGCAACATCCTGTTTAGGCTGTTCCTGTGGCTTCGGTGCTTTCCCATCCTTACCCAGCTTGCCAGCGGCAATCAGGAAAGGCTTGCTCATTTCGTAAGCAGCCTGCGGGTCAGGGAACAGACCGGGCGTAGTGAACGCCAACTGCGGGTCAATCGGCTGCTGAATCATCTGCGCAAAAATCTGAACCTTGCTCTGCTGGTTGTCATACTGGCGGCGGGGCAGCTTGATGTTGATGTCACTTGCCATCAGCTTAGAACCAGCCGTATCACGCAAGATTTTCAGCATTACAGACAGGCTCTGACGCTCAGCATGCTTGAACATATTCTCGTACTGCTGCGCCCTTGCTTCGGTGTGATTCCAGCCATTACGGACAATGACTGCGCCCACGTTGTCAGATGTCGCGTTCTCGCTTCCAGTGGCACTAGGCATGGCAGTCAGACTGCGGTACACGTTCAGCATAGAATCAAGCAAGGTCTGGCTCTGCTGCTGGTCAAGCTCGTTTGCAATCTGCGACACAGAAGCGGGCAGACCAGAAGTGGATTTCAGGCACATTGCGCCAAGTTCCTTCACTTGGTCGAGAGCGTCCTTGTCCACAAGGCAGTTGGTAAACACCATGATGGATTGGATGAATTGCGCCACGCCGTCCAAACGGTTGCTTTCAAGGTCGTTGATGGCATCCAGCACAGGGATAGCCGGTTCAAACAAACCCATTCGCTCCGGGTTCAGCTTGTATTCGACCATCGGCAGCATTCCAAGAGAATGGTTCTCCGATTTCGTAACCTTGCCGTTGTCGATTTCAAAGTACTGGTTTGGTGTATACACGCAAATTAGGTCGTTCAGGTCATTCTGATAATTGCGTGGGATGTGCAGAATGTTAGCGATGGGCTTGTGACCGATGCCGGAGTTGTAAATCACATACGCCATATCCGGGTCGGGAACATCCACCAGTAGGGGCGTTTCGTCCGGGTAGTTGCCGTTGTACCCCTTATCAGGGAGAACAATGCGGTATCCCTGTCCGCACTCCAGCATCCACTGCCAGAGCCGCCGATCAAGCGCATCTTTGCCCTCATACTGCAAAGCGTTGGACAGGCGGGCGATTTCCTCACCGTCACCTGTTGCCGTTTCAGACCGCACATAAGAGCAGGGAGTGCCGCTCATGTAGCCTGTGTAGAAGCCCACGCACTCATTGGCGTGGTTCTCTACAATGCGATTGGTAATTTCAGCGTGATACTCCTTCGTGCGATTGAGGACAGGCTGACTACCCAAATAGTAGTTGTGTAGAAAGCGAATCTCGTTCTTGTTCAGCAGATGAATAGGCTCTGCCTTGCCAGTGACCACTTTCAGCACGTTTGCTTGATTGATTTCCGTCTCCGGCGTTTCAATCGGTCTGCGTCCGGTCAGCGGCTCATTCAAAAAGCCGTCAACAACTATCTGATACTCAGCCATGTTTTCCTCCTTTCCGGCAAAATAAAAAGCGCAGCAAGACAAACCTGTTAAGGTCTATCTCACTGCGCCAAAACTGCGCTTCAAAAGCTATTTACTTTTCCGGTGGATGGATAATTTTTACCCATCCTTCCCTTGTGTCTCCTTCGATAACGCCCTTGCATCTGTCGCACTTGAAATGGTATCGTCCGTCTACTTCGCCAAGATAGCGGTTGCAGCGGACGTTCTTATAGATGGGATTCTGCCTGATACAAGGGCAACAGATTCTAACTAGCATAAACGCTCCTTTCGTTGGATTTCTGGAAACAGGCTGTTGAGTACAGACCTGTCAGAAGCTACTGGGAAACTGTTCGCACTTCCAGCCGTGCTATTCTTCGCCCGAAGAAAACCATTGCAGCCTTTACATTCAGTTGTCGGACAGACGTAAATGGGTCAGCTGCAATTTTGGTGCTGCATAATGGATTTGAACCAATGTATGTCCGGTTATGAGCCGGATGCTCTAGCCTGACTGAGCTAATGCAACGTAAAAACCCGGCTTGATTGGTTAACCGCTGCTCTTTGCAAAAGGAGAAAATTCAAAAAAGCCTTTTACATCGAGAGCCGGGAATAGCGGTGAGGTGTCAAAAGAGAAATCCCATGCAAAGCAAGAGGATAGTTGTGCTGCGTAGCGGGTTTGAACCGCTTCGTGTCAGTTGGGGGAGTACAAACAACGTTCCGTCCACTCGGAAACGCAACATATAACCCCCACGACAGAGAAAGGCGGCTGTCGTGGGTGAGTAAGAAAGGATGGTATTACACAACAAATGACGAGTAAAAATGACTTAAAAATCTCGCCAACGCAATACCTAGAGGAAGCTGCAAATCTTCCTGGTACTATTGTAAGCCATGTCAATAGGCAAATCAAATTTTAATGCCTACACACCCGGCTATTTAGGGGAATTATTAAAATGGCCTCTTGACAGGCTCGATTTTATTGATTCCGTTGTACAGTTCATCGGCAAGCTGTGCCAGACTATCCGGTGCATCATCGTGCGGAACTTTACCAAGCTGCGTGAACATCGTCACCTGCTCCATGAACGCCTTGTACTCTTTCGACTGATGTTTCTCGTCAAGGAAATAGAATCGCTTGATGTCCGGCGCATACTGAATGATTCTTGATAGCTTGCTTTGACCACTTGGCGCACGTTGGCTACGGACAGAGCAGTGATAGCCCTGTTGCCGAAGCTGGCTGTCTACCACGTCACAATATTCATCACCGCCGTTGTTGGCTTCGCCACGCACCACGTTAATTTTATGCTGGATGATTTTGCCCACGACTTCCGGTCTGGTCATGGTCTTATCGCCGTTGTTGAACACAAGGTCAGGGATGAACACGGCATCCCCGTACACATAAGCGATAGGGCAGGCGGTGAAGTCACCGCCGCCCCATGCAATATCCATGACCATGAGCTTGCGATCAGGGTCTCCATCGGGCAGAACGCCATTGAAATACCGCAGTTCATCGGCAGGGAACAGCAAACCTTCACGCACATAGGGCTTGCCCATGTACTTTGCCCACCATGTTGCATCGTCAATGCTGGCTTTCATGTCGGCATAGTAGGCATCGTCAAATCCCACGCCGTAGTCATAATTGAAATTGCTGTGTCCGTTCTCATCAACCGCAGGAATCACCCGAAATCTGTACTTTGGATTGTCTGCGTACTGGTTCTGGATGCGCCCCAAAGGGTCAAGCACGTTCCAGCGTGTGCCGACCATCAGCTCTAATGCACCTTGCTTTTTACGGTCTTTTAGCTGGTTCAGATAGGCATCATACTTGTTATTCAGACGCTCAACATTCAGGCTTTCCTCCAAGTCCTCAATCAAGTCATCGCTGTACAGAACGCCGCCCTCGCCGATTTCAACAGCACCAGTCAGCGTACCACCAATGGAACGACAGGTCAGGGTAGGGAAACGCTTTTTGCGGTTCAGGTCAACGCTTTCGTCATTTGCTCTCTTATCCACAAGCTGAACATCAGGGAAGATTTTGCCCCAGTTGTAGGTCACAGGGTCAGTGATGATGGACAACACTTCGCCATAGAAACCATTGGTCAGCTTGTCGGAATGCCCGCTCATGACCGATGCAACGTCCGGGCGGTTGCCCATCAGCCATGTGATAAAAAATATACAGAGCGTACTTTTTCCGGTTCTCGGGGGCTGACTGACCCCAAGAAATTCTACACGATGGAAAAACAAGTCCTCTAGGTCACGAACCAGCGTCAAAAGCACCTTTCTGCGTGGCTGATAGAACTTCTTCTCCGGCGCACGATTCCATTCAAGATAGATGCAATAGCTGTCAAACACATCCTTTGCTTCAAACAGGTACGTCCGACTGATAATGTCATAGACCTTCGCCACGTCCTCGCCTGTTTTCATCTTGCCCATCATGGTTGCGCAGACAGAACGTAGCTCGCCAGAGTATTTGTAGGCATCGAACCGCTTGTCCTGTGGCAGGGCATCTCTCAGGTTCACCACCGCCTGAAACCAGTCCTCATAGACCTGTGCTTCGGTCGGATTCTGCTTTGCATACGCTTTGATACTGTCAATGATGGCGATACACTGTTTTGGCTGCATAAAAAAATAGGCACCCCCTACCTGAAAATGTAAAGAGTGCCTACAACTGCACAAAAATCAAATATTCGGTTTTATAATGCTGTTTCGGAAAAATTATTTGCTAAAATTCGTTTTAACGGATAGAATGTGCTGTTTATTTGACTTCTTCTGCAAGCTGGTTAAGCCTGCGTTTCAGCTCGTCCGCATCGTAGTACAAGGCGTCTGCGATGGCATTGAGGATATCGGGCTTGTCGGTGTAATCGCGCAACGTTTCAATGAGCTTCAAACTCTGATCTGACAATTTTGCGGTTTTCATGTTGATTTCCTTTCGGTTTTATTCTCCCGCTTTGAAATTGTAAATGGGCTTAATGTGTTTTACAATATCAACGGTTGGAGAGATTGCATTGATGATTTCCTGCGCTGGCTTATAAGCCATTGGGCATTCATCCAACGTAGATTCATCGGCTGACGTGGTATAAATCCCGTTCATCTGCTTTTGATATTCTTCAACGCTGAATGCTTTTTTAGCCGCTGTTCTGCTATATAGTCTGCCAGCACCATGCGGAGCAGAGAAATTCCAATCAGGATTGCCCTTGCCAACACAGATAAGGCTTCCGTCTCTCATATTAAGAGGAATAATCAGCTTCTCACCCTCTCTAGCAGATACAGAGCCTTTTCGGATAATATCATCCGATTCATCAATATAGTTATGAACGGTTTCAAAAAAGGACGCATGGGTCAGCATAGAATCGATTCCAACACCATCTAAAATAGTGTGCATAATCCTCGCTCGATTCATGCTCGCAAAAGCCTGACAAATTCGCATATCATTAAGGTAGGAATCACGTTCTTCGCCTTCAAGATAGCAAAGCTCATTCGGAATATCAGGGAACTGAACATCTAATTCTTTGATTTTTTGCGAGATTTCTTGTTCACGACCCTGCGCTTTCAGTTCCGCAATCACACGTTCCGTAGCTTCTTTTCTTTTGTTCTTTCCTTTGATATTTGAGATGGCTACGTTTTGATGATACTCTGCGACTTGTTTTCCGAGATTTCGGCTTCCAGTATGGATAACAAGATACTGGTTCCCCTCTTCGTCCTCGTCCAACTCGATAAAATGATTGCCGCCGCCCAAAGTACCCATGCTGCGAAGAATCCAGTCAACATTATGTAGGCTATCTTTGCATTCAAACTGGCTAAGGAAAGAATCTGACATTTTCTGCGATTCGTGAACATTCATTCCAGCCGGAACTCGTTCTCTGATTACTTTATCTAACTTTTTCGGGTCGATGTGTTCAATTCCAAGCTCAGCGACAAGCATTCCGCAACCGATGTCCACGCCGACAATATTTGGAATGACTTTCTTGCCCAAGTTTGCCGTAAACCCAATTACGCACCCGGAACCAGCATGAACGTCTGGCATAATGCGAATTTTGCATCCGTCAACAAAGCTCTGATTGCAAAGCGTCAAAATCTGCTCAGATGCTTTGTCTTCAATATTGTCCGTAAAAACCTTTGCAGACGCATATTTTCCTTTAATCGTTTTCAACTTGTTCTCCTTTCTATTTTGGTTTTATTCTAGGTTGCGAACAACGTCACCTGTTCTGTTCAGCAATCCGATACCATGTCTGGCGGGTCAAATAATGTTCGCTTGCTCATCAAGCCACGTTTCGCGGTCAAGTCTTTCCTTCTTTTCGATTAAGGTAGGAGTAAACGTTTTATCGCTCTTCCATCCAGCGTATTTCTTAAAATACGCAAGATAATCTTCTGCTATTGCGGGAATGCTTTCCAAAATAAATGTAAGAAGAGCAACTCTCATTTGCCGCTTAAACGTTTCGGAAGGTCCTTCTTTCTTGAAATCAAAAAATATGTTTTCATCATAAAACACAACATTGCATTTCTTAGATTGGCATTCCAGCATAAAGGAAGTAAAATCTTTGCAGTTTACAAAATCGAAAACCGAACGAAATGTCAAATCTGCATCTTTTTTGATAAAATCCCAATAAAACGGTTTTTGCTTTTCCATATTGTTCTCCTTTTCTCTTGCCTGTTGGAGAAAAGAATGGTATACTGTGGTTGCACCATTCTTTTTCCTGTTTTGGTTGATTTGGTGTACTCTTAGCGGTGGCTTGTGGTTGGGCTGCCGCTATTTTTATTTGCGTATCTTTCGACACGCTCATACCAAGTGGATTTCCCGATGCCAAGCTGCTTGCAGCACTCTTTTACGGTAATTTTGCCTTTTTGCTGTTGCTCTAATAGGCTTTCAAACTGCTGCTCGTCAACTTGCTTTTCCTGTCTGCCAAAGCTACGGCCTGTTCTCGCCGACACTCTTTTGCCATCAACAATAGGCATGGCAGCTATACCCTCTGCCTGACGCTGTTTGGTTTTCTTGCGCTCCTGTTCAGCTACTGCGCCCAAAACTTCAATAAGGATGTTGTTCACCATTTCCAGCACCCATGTCTGGTCTTGGAAGTCAATCAGCGTAGTTGGAATGTCAAGGATGCGAACAATCACGCCTTTTTCTTTGAACCACTGAAGTTCTCGCTTCATCTCGTCTTTATCACGCCCGAATCGGTCAAATTCCTTAACAATGACCTCATCCCCAGCCTTGACAGTCTCTTTCAATCGTTTATACTGCGGACGGTCAAAGCTGCTACCTGTCATTTTATCACAAAATACATTCTCGTCCGGGATGTCGAACCGATCTCGTGCGATTTTAAGCTGTCTTGCAAGGCTTTGCTCCTTACTAGACACTCTAGCTAAGAAGTAACGCATTTTTTTCACCCATCACTTGATGTCAAACCCATTTTCGACTTTTGTCTCACGAGGGACCACCATAATCTTGTATCCCATAACCCTTAGTGTTTCATCCAGCTTGTTGACACTAATGTTTTTGTGCCTTAGACGTTCATTCAAGGTTTTAAGCGGAATGTCAAGCATATCACTTAACTTCGCTTGGTTCAATTCCTTCAATTTCAAAATTTCCTTTATCGCTTCACTTGCCGTCATTTTTCTTCGCCATCCTTTCTTGATTCTATTATATCAAGATATTTCTGGATGTCAAGATATTTCTGGACTTTCTTTGCTTGCGCTTATATTATATATAAATATACTCTAGTATGTATTTATACATACTAGAGTAGTATAAGGATGTTTACTTAGTTAATCGCAATCAGGTAGAAAATTTTCTATAATAAGGAGTAATTCTGCCAAACTTCATTTCCGTAAAACTTTGGGTCTTGACAAGCATATTTTCACGCTTTATACTTGTTTCAGCGAAAGCGAGGTGATAGGCTTGGCAAGACGAGCAGAAGCCTCGGAACGTGATAAGCTGCGCATGATAAGCACCCGGCTCACGGAGAGCCAGATCGCAAGTATGGAAAGCAGCGCAAAGGCATTGGGCATCTCAAAGGTTGATGTTATCCGCATGGGTATCGAGTGGGTAGCATCCTACGTTGAGAACATCAAGGCATAAAAAATAAGCTACCAGCGGAACTTTGGACGGCAACGCTGATAGCTTATCCACATCACGAAACGAGAACCTGCAACCACCGAGGGGGCAGTCTCCCTTTTCGGAATCTATTATACCAAAAAGGGCTGCTCTCCGCAAGAGTTAGGAGCAAAAAACATGAAATTTCCAACGACAACCGAAGAATTTCTGAAAACCCTCGCCCACGGCAAAGAGCCGACCAGCGAGGACAGGGAGTACGCCGAAGCACTGGGTAAGCTGTCCGAACTGAACTATCGGGCAGGGTATGAAGCAGGACGTAAAGAAAAGTAACATAATTTCGGCAATTCGTATGTATTATAAATTACATCGTAAAATTGTTTGAAATTATTTACTTCACAAGGAAAAGTGGTATAATATAATTACGCCGAAAGGAGGTGAATGAGTATGACGTACAACAACCCGAATGGTGCACAGTGCAACGCCAACGTCAGCAAGGAAATGCTGGCAGAGATCAATCACTACTGCACCGTATGCGACCTTAATCGAAGTCAGTTTATGCGCAGAGCCATTTCAGAGTATCTGCAAAATCATCCGCTGCCCGATGAAAAAGAATAAGACGCTCGCTAAAGTTTGCAGACCGGAGCGAGCGTCTTATGAAACACTCAGAGAGTATAGACCCTCTTTGGGTTATTATACCAGAGATGGCCTACTCTCGCAAGATAGAAAGGTCAAATTTCTATGAATAATAATCTTGAAACCATCCGAATCTTCTCCGAAGATGTTATTCCCGTGTACGACACCGACACTGGCGAAAAGGTAGTGCTGGGTAGGGAACTGCACGAAAAGCTCAAAATCAAGACCCCTTATCACATCTGGTTTCCCCGTATGGTGGAATACGGGTTTGTCGATGGCACGGACTATTTCACGGAGAACAAAAATGTTCACCGTGAAGATGGGCGTAAAATGCCACAGGTTCAAATCGACCACATCATCAAGCTGGACATGGCAAAGCACATTGCAATGATTCAGCGGACACCTGAGGGCATGGAGATTCGCCAGAAGCTGATTGACCTTGAGAAGAACGCGGCAGTCAACCAGTTCGCAGGGCTTTCTAAGGAACTGCAAGCAATTCTTATGATTGACCAGCGCACCATGAAGCAGGAGCAGCGCATTTCTGCTCTTGAGAACACTATGACCATCGACTACAACCAGCAGCGTGTGTTAAAGCGTGTTGTGAACACAGTGGTTATCAACGCTCTGGGCGGCATGGACAGCCCGGCCTACAAGAGCCGCAGCGTCTCTCAGAAGCTGTTCATGGAATGCAACCGGGACATTCAGGACTGGTTCAACGTGAACAGTCGGAACAACGTGCCGAAGAAGCGGTTCGATGAAGCTGTCGAGTACATCAAGAAGTGGAGACCGTGCGCGAACTCTGTTATGTTTGTTCAGGTCACGAACGGCCAGACCCAGATGTCCATGTGAAAGGAGAACGGATATGATTAACGGCGATAAGTACGAAAATCTTGACGAATACATCAGCGACACTCTGGAAAATATGGAGTGGCTTTGGAGAACGCCTGACGTTGGAGAAACCTACAACGGGCGAGTGATCGCTTGCAACGGCAAAGAGGTTGCGTGCGGCTATCTCTCCTACGAAGCAGACGAATACGGTGATTTGAGACCGTACCTGTGCGACAACGGCAAGATTGTCATGCATGACATTAACGATTGGATGCCGATGCCGAACGTGACCAGCGCATTGAAGAAGTAAACAGCCAATAAGAAAAGCCAGTGGTTAGAGAGCATCTAGCCGCTGGCTTTTTGTGTTATATGTTAATCTTGAATGGCAACCACTTCATAAGAGCTGTAGCCTGTGAATCCGCTTAACGGATGAAGCTCAAATGATGCTGTTTGCCCCGAAGCAAGGCCGTCCATGATGTAAGTATACTCACCGCCAACAGGAACTTCATTGCCTTCGGTGTCTTTCATTTTGTAAAGGACAACGACCTTGACTGCATTGCTTGTAAACTGGCTGTTGTTCGTAACCTGTCCAGTGAATCGCAAATCATAGCCAGAGCCACGCTTAGAAACATTCGTGACGGCCAGTTCACCAGCACGGATAATCTGATTGGAAGGACTTGCTTCGTGAACGTTCCAGTCCTCTGCGCTTGTCGTATACTCAATTCTTGTCGGCTTAACGCCATCAGAGTCAAAAGCGATATAATCGCCATACCAATAAGAATCACCTTCGCCAACCCAGTCCAGCGTTTCAGAACCGGTCTTTAAGACGGAGCCATCTTCGCCGTATACCGTAACATTCAGCGAAACAAAATCGACCGCCCAATCGGTGTTTGGATTCTCAACCAATACAGCGTAGAACACATAGTATCTCGTTTTGCCGTATTCGTACTTGGTTTCAAGATGGCTATGGGATTCTTTGATTGTTATGGGTTGTACCTGCGTTGCATTGATTTCTTCCAGCTCAATAGGAGCAGACCATTCATCAGGCTTTGCAGTTGCCATTGCGCTAATAGGCATAGCAAGCATCATAGCCGCCGCCAGAGCCGCCGCAATGATTCTCTTTCTCATTTTTTATTTCTTCCTTTCTTTGGCGTGTTGCCTTTATCTGATTATAGCACAGTCTAGGCTCCGAAAGGGGCCTTTTTGTATTTTTTGGAATTTTTGGAGACTTGCACAATTGGATGGGTTTTGGTTTGTGAAGAAGGGGTGGGTGTTGGTAAGGGGAACCCCGAAAACGCCTTTTTTATTTTGGTCGGAGGAGACGGGACTCACCTGCCCCACCCCCGGCGTTCCCTGTATACCCCACCGGTGCACCCCTGCCCACTCCAGCGCACCCGGAACGACTGCGCAGCACAAGCAACAGGGCGGACCACGCAAGGCACGGCACACACGCCAAAACGCTGGACACGCTATACCGGGAGATCGGGACGGCGGCGGGTGCTGGACTTCCTGCAATGTGTCCGGCAAAGTGTACAATTTCGGACGTTTATTTTTATCCATATTTATATGGATATATTTTACCAAAAGCATTGACAATCCATATATATATGGATATAATATAATCAGTCCAGATAAATATGGACTACAACCACAATACACCAAAACAGGAGGACAAACCATGAAAAAGACCATCGATTATACCGCACTTACCGACACAATCCGCGCCGAACTCAACGCCCGCCACGACCGCAGCGCGTGGGATAAAGCCGTCGCGCTGTACGCTCTCGACCTGCTGGACGATGTGCAGGAGGGCGCGGACAATATGGAGCGCTTACCCCTTGACGGTGCAGAGCTCGAACAGTGGGCACTCAACGGTGCAAGCTGCTGGGAGCAGTACAGCAACGGCGGTTGCTCCCTCTGCTATAACGCCGATATTGCCGCCCGCGTCTGCACTCCGTCCATGTACAAACGCAAGCGCGAGGGCGCAAGTGAGCCGGGCAACGGCAAAACGTGGATTGATGTACAGGCGGACGCACTAAAAAAAGCGTGCTGGCGTATCCGCAGAATTTGCCGCTCTAACGGGCTGTATTATAAGGAGGGCTAAAAAATGAAACTGGAATTTAGAACCAAGAACACCGCATACGGCAATACACACTATCTGTGCATTGATACCAACGCAAAGACCTTTTCCCGCGTCCCTGACGGCTGGGTATCTAAGGACGTGCCCACCGTCTCTAAGCGGGACATGGACACGCTCAAGGCTCAGGCCATTGCAGACGGTTACACGGAGGTATAAACCATGACAAGAACCGATGAAATCAACGCCGAAATCAGAAATCAGGCCGTACGCCTGTATCCCAAGTGCGCCGGGCTGTTTGAGCTACCGTTAATGGTATACACTCAGATTGTAGCGGACAACCTGACCCGCTCCAAGCCGTACCGCTTGAGCGTTGAGCGTTGCAAAAAAATCATTCTGGCAATGTCAGAGTTTGATTGATGGAGGGTTTACAGTATGATCACTCTTGATTTTACCCAGTGGGCCGCCCTCTGGTACGTGGGCGGCATAATTTCCGGCTTTCTTCTCTGTCTGGTCTGGCTCAACAATCGGGCGGAGCAGTAAGGAGGCAAGACAATGACAAAAACATTTCGTGCAAAGCTGCTTAAAGCTGGCGCATTAGATACTGCAAAATATCGGTATACCGTATATCACGGCCACGCCTACGACGTTATCAAGCGAATTAAAAAAACTGAAATCCGCTCTTGGAACGCCGAAAATGACGAATATTGGGAATCTGTAGAATACATTTGCTATTAAATGAGGTGTAAAAATGACGACGTTTGAAGAAAAGGTGAACGCATACCGCGAAAACAAGCGGCTGATGGAAGAGCTGGAAGCGATGAACGATGCAATTAAGGCCGATATAATCAACATGATGCACGGCGCGCCGGAAATGGTGCAGGGCACGGCAAAAGCCATTTACAAGGATGTTCAGAGCGTCCGACTCGATACCAAGCTTTTGCAGGCCGCACACCCTGATATTTATGCAGAGTGCAGCAAAAAGACCGTTTACAAGCGGTTCTGCGTGGTATGAGGGGGTGCGACAAGTGATATTATCTTGTATCTTGTTCGTTTTTTGGTTTCTCAGCGCACTTTTTAAGGCCAGCAAATAAGCCACCCGGACACTTTAGCGGGGCTGCACCGTAAAGCAACCCCGCCCCAGCCCGAAAGGGCAAAAACTTTCTGCAAGTCCTGTTTTTAGGGCTTGCGATATGTTATACTGTAAAAAAGGGCAGTAATAGCCCAGAAAGAAAGGTATCACAATGAAAACTTACACTGAGCACGAAATTAACGGCTTGAGCATTTACGTGGACGATGAGACCGGAAAAGTGCATCATGCAGTAAATTAGGACAGCCCAAACCAAACAACACTTTATCCATACGCCTATAACACCCGTTCCCGTGTGTGGGATAATGTCAGCGGGGATTATACGTTAGCAGGATTGAAGCGCACAAAGCGTTTAATTGAATGGCACTAATAAAACTCTTAACCCGGTCAGAAATGGCCGGATTTTTCTTTTGCCTTGCATCTGCTGAGGGTGCAGGGCTTTTATTTTTGTCCTGCTGCAATACAGCCCTATACAAGCGTTTGCAGCGCGTTTTTGTGCCGTTAATAGTTATACCGCCCACGCAACAAAACAGAGCACAGGGCTTTACAGGCGCTTTTCCTGCGGTTTGCCACATTCTACCGCCGCAGATACCAGACCGACACAAGCGGCTATAATACCACCTGCGCCACGCTGGAGCGTATCACAGCGCCCGGACGGCCTGCACTGATACCAGATACCAACGCCACGCCGGACGCTGTACAGACCAGCGCAACCGCCCTATTATAATAAGGTATATAAAGGGGCAGCGGTTCGCCCCATGTTATGGATCCATGCCGGACGGTGCAGCATACCGCAGACCATACCAGCCCGGCGGGGTCAGCTCCTACCGTCTGCGGATCGCTGGCAAGTGCTGCACCCGGCGCACCTGCTGGGGTCAGCGTCTCCACCTGTACAGTGTAAACCCGGCGGCATGGGCGCGGCGGCGCGGAACCACTGGCGGCTTGCGCCGCATCTCTTTTCGGGCTTTCGCCCGATAGCTAATAGAGGTCAGCAATAGTCGTAGCGTTCCGGCTGAAATAGTCGTAGTTTCTCCAATAAAATAGTCGTAGAATAGTCGTAAAGTCGTCAGATGACTAGCTTTTGAAAGTCCTATATATAGTATAGTAACGAGCAGTCCGCTGATAGTCGCAGAGTAATAGTCGTAGTGTTTTCTTGCGAATCATCGTTAAATAGTCGTGTGTTTTTTGTGTTAAATAGTCGTTCGCCTTTTAGGAAAAGAGAGGTGCGATAGTCGTTAAGTAGTCAGACATCCCCCAAAATCAATATATGTCAAGACACCTGTCAATTTTAATTCTAATCACATTACCTCAAAATCTTTAACCATCGTACTTATTATAATAGTCGCAGATAATTACTCAATCTTTTTAACTATTATTCTGCTGTAATAGTCGTACCATCCGATTCGGTTCGTCCTTCTCCGATTTAATTACTGACAACTACAATTATATCATACCAATCGACTATGATTATCCATTCGGCAAATGCCTCAATACTTTTAACTATCTAATAAGACTATCCGACTGGTCAGTTGCTTTCAATTTGTAATCAACTGCTCATACATCTATGCAACATTTCTACATATTCTGCTGACTACAAAATGAAGTCAATCCTCCATGTGAAATAGTCGCAGATGGTGGTGGGTCAGATACTGTCACCCTTTACAGGCTAGATGCCGTTACCGTTGAAGGTCACCCGGTCGGCGCGGTGCGCCGGACGATAGAGGGTGACGCAACGTAGAGGTCAGATAGACGGTATGCCCATATTCAGCAAATAGAACCTGACGGTAGATGTTAGTCACGGTCTGCTCTATTGGCTAACGGTGCAGTTTTGGAGATAGAGGGTTGTAGGGGGAAAGAACCTTTACAGACGATTGAACTCTGGTTCGCTGTATTGCTGCTTCTCCTGTTCCTTATCAATCCACATATCAGCAAAGGCCTTCCAGTTTGTTATAGGCTTTCCAGTCTTTGTCATCCAGCCTGTTCCCTCATAGTAGTTCATGAACCTGCTGGCAAGCCTGTTCTCACATCCAGCATCCAAAAAATACTCGCTTACATTCTCGAAGTCCGGCGTGCTGGCGTTCCCATCGGGCGGGTCGCCCGCTTTCTTAATAACTTTTTTTCTTTTCTTTTCTTCTATATTAAGGAGGTGAACGATTGTTCCCCTCACAGGTGAAGCATCGTTCCCCTCAGAGGTGAATGATTGTTCACCTCCCTTTTCGCTCTTTGACGATTCTTCCGGCACTTTGACGTATATCTTATCGGGCTTGTTCTTCCCTTCACGCTTGCGCTCGATCAACCCTACTTCTTCTAGTTCTTTCAAAGACTTCTTGACCCATCGTTCCGTGAATCCAGTATCTGCGGCAAGGTCTTTGATGGGATACACGATGTATACTCGCCCTATTTGGTCAGCAAACTTTCCGCTCTTGCTTGCCCTCTGTGACGACCTTGCACGATTGAATAGGTAAACGTAAACAATTTTCTCTGTTGGGCTAACGTCAATAGCCGAGAGGAATCGAGGGTAGACCATGTACCCATTGACCTTTGTATCGGCTGTCATGTATTCCATTTTCTCCTCCTGCAATAGTCGTAGACCTCTGCAATGCATTCACAGCCCCGCAGAACCGTGCCAGCGCCGTTTTCTGTGTTTGTTCGATAAGTTTGCCGTCAAACCTCAAAAACCGTTTGTAGAGTTTCTGTGCGCGTATATGCAAAAAGCTGCCATTGCTGACAGCCCATGCACTTAGATTCCGTATTCGCTTTCAATGCCGCAAGACCACGTTGGACGAATGAACCAGATAGGTCACGCCGTCAATCTTCACTTGCAGCTGATCGCCCTCGTAATCGTCCCAACTATTCAGCTTGCCCTCGACAATCGTTCCATCAGGCATTTTCAGCTGCGCCCATGAGTAGCTATACGTCAAGTCTACAACCTGTTTGTTGCATCCAGTCATCAACATAATGCCAGCTAGAGCGGACATGCATACGGTCAAAATCTTTTTCATAGTCGTTCTCCTTTACGCCATGTAGTCCTCAAATCGTTTAACCGACTTGAAGATAATCTTGTTGTTACACCATCTCTGCAAGTGCCGAATCTCTTTCGGCGCAGATGGCTTGTTGTAAATCATCACATAGGGGTCGTAGCCCAGATCACGAAGCGTGTAGATGCGATACAGGTCTTGCTCCAACGTGCTGTTGAAGTTCGTTAGACAGTAAACCATGCCAATGTTTGACTTGCGCCGAAATCCCTTTGCAAAGTCCTCAAACTTGCCTTTCAAGTCATCGTTAGGGTTATCCCACGCAAAATGCAGCGTGCCAATACGCATTTTGTTGATGTCCTCAATGTCAGCTTGATTCAACAAGCGAATGTCCAGACCTTGCGTGAAGTCGATTTTGGCGTGGGTATCAATGTACTGCTGCATGAGGTCACGCTTCTCTCTGCAAGCTGTAATGTTTGGGTCTAAAACTTTGATTTCGTCCTGACCACACCAAAAGTCGCTCACATCTGCCACTTTTACGGCACATCTTCCCTCTTTTGCTGCAACATGGCAGAAGGAACATCCTCTTGGGCATCCCCGGCTTGTCATGCTGACTGCAAACGGAAACTGTGGGTAAATACTATAATCGGGAAAAGACTTTTCAATTTCAGACGGCAAATCAACGTCTTTCGATTTATCGAATATTTCTTTTCCGTCCACTGTTCGGATTGCATATCCTGTGCCGCCTTTAATCACCTTGTCAGCATTCAAAGGTTCCGGCACGTCAGGGCTGTACACGTCTGAAAAAATCTTGCTCATGTACACGATGTCATAGTGGATAAAATCGCTCCACCACCATTCAACATCATCCCCTTTTGCCTTGTGATAGCTTGAAATCCGCATCAATGCAAGGTTTGGGAAGTTGTGTCCGTCTACGTCAATCAATCCAATTTTCATATTATCAATCCATCCAAGTGTACTCTTGGAACCGTTGAATCTGCTTGTTAAACGTAATGGGAAGGTCGCCTATCTCGCCTTCCTTGTTCTTGCTCAGCCGGAACAGGTACTTGTCGGGGTTATCTCCGGACAGAAGGATGATTGCATCAGCGTCCTGCTCAATCTGCCCGCTCTCTCGCAAGTCGGAGTTGGTAGGCGTTGCTCCGGGCTTGGATGGGTTTCGATTGAGCTGTGCCAGAGCTACCACGACAATGCCTGTGGTCTGTGCCAGTTCGTGTAAGGCAATGGATATGGCTGTAATGGCGGCATATCTGTCCTTTGCGCCTGTTTCGTGGATGAGTTGAAGATAGTCTACGAAGATGACCTGAGCCTTTTTGCGGAGCGCCTGAGCCTTCATCCACGCCACGTTCTTTCCGGCAGCGGAGCGAATATATAAGGGCATCTTCATGTTCTTTGCCTGTCCGTCAATCTCATTCAAGCTGACCGCCTTATTTTTCACCGTGTCCAGAGGGCAGTATATTTGATTAGCCATCAGACGTGCGCCCAGCTTGCGTTTGCTGGTTTCCAAGCTGAAATAGTACACGGTGTAGTTCTGCTTTGCCATGCTTGCTGCTATTTGCAAGGACAGGGCTGTCTTGCCCGCAGACGGTCTGCCGCCGATGATGATAAAATCGCCCGGTGAGATGTGCAGCGCTTCATCCAGACGCTCTAGGCCTGTCTTGATATACACAGGCTTCTCGTCCATGTGAAGCACATAGTCGTTCAGCACATCCTCGTATGTCCACGCATCTTCTTCCTCAGCTTTCAGGCTCATCGCCTCGCCCATCTGCTGGTAAATGTCTGATAGATCAGAATAGTCGGTAAGCTCGCTGGTCATCTGAAATGCCAGACCTTGCACACGAGTGAGTGCAGCTTGTTCTCTGATAAGCTGTGCCCAACGCTGCATCTGCTCCCTGTCAATTCGTACACACTCTGATTCACAGGTTTGTACACACGCCAAGAGCGTCTGCGCTACGTCTGGATGCTGCGTGTTTATCTCGACTATATCTATCTTACCCCTAGCCGTCCAATAGCCCTGAACAGCCGCAAAAGCGTCTCTCAGCTCAGGCCTGAACAAGTCAAGTTCAAGGTCGGGTATGATTTCATCCACAATGCCCGGTTTGCAGAGCATCAGCGCACCGATAAATACCGTTTGAACGTCCATTGTCATAGTCTAGGAAACTCCATCTCCGTACTTTGCTCGTACTGGTCATCCTGTTTCAATGCGTAAATGTCCTGCCATCCGGCATAGATGCTCTGGTCGAGAATGGCTTTCCAGTCATGGCGATCAAACTTTTCCAGCTTGTTGCAGAGCATCTGCTTTGCCCGGTCTGTCATAGGCTTCTTGATTCTTGTACGCATCTGTGCGAACTCTCGCAGAGATTCCAGCAAGGCTTTATCGCCATGAGCAAAGTCGGAGAAGATATCAGGTTTCTTCTTGACTGCACTCTCCGGCAAGGTCTTGACGTTCATCTGACTGTCAGTTGATACAATGGGTTCATTGTCATCTGACTTTGAGCTCATAGATGAGCTGACCTTCATCTCATTTATGACATGAGGATGAGATGACTTTCGTGTAGACCATCCTTTTGACGCAATATCGCTTCTTTTCGATTCTTCATCAAGCAGATGTTTAATCAAAATGAAACAAGATTCTGCTTTTTTTGAGTTCAAAGTTGTGTCTTTTTCTCCAAAAACGTATGCGCAGATTGCATCGTAGAGTTCCAACTTCTCTTTGCTTTTGAGTGTGGAGATGGCTTCAAAGTAGTATCGCTGAAATGTAAAACTGTCTCGTTTTTTGTCCATGTTCAGTCCTCTTTGTAGCGTTTGTTCCATGCTTCGATAAGGGCGGCTTTAATTCTTTCCTTGTCTTTTTCAGAGGAATCATAGTTGTAAGTTTTGCTTTCCATGAAAACATAGCAGTTGCACTTATTTTCTTTGTTTCCTCTCGTAACATACATCCATCGTGTTTGGCGATAGCCACCCTCTGCAATAGTAACTTCCCCACCACAAAACGGGCATCTCTTGAGTTCCGTCATTTTCTAAACCCCTCTCTCGTTCTCGTGATTCGCTTATGCGCCTTGACAGGCCTTGCGCCTTTGCCGTAAGCTGGGCGAATATGCTTCGCCTTGATATACCCACAAGGCGGCTTCGGCCCAAAGTCGAAAAGGCTCAAGTCCATAATGATGATGCCAAACTTCTTGTTCGTCATACTCAAGCCTCCTTTGGCGGTTGAGGAAGGGGCATCCAGTGCGTAATTTTGAATGCACTGGCGTAAGGCTCCATAGTCGGATAGCACCAGCATCCTCCATCAAAGTTCATTACTCGCATAACACCCATAGAATTTATTGTCAGCACATCTTTAGATTCGCCGTATTCAGCATTGGGAAGTTTATTTTTTACGCTAATCCATTCATTCATAACATCACCTCACACTATCGGAAACGCCATCTAATGCGTCACCGTTACATCTTTTGGCAGTCTCTCGCCTATCTCATCCCAGAACTGACCGTCTGCATAACAGCCGAGAAAGTACGCTGTTGGCGAGATTCCTTGCAACATTTTTCCATCTTTATCACGCCACGTTTTCTTAGTCGCAAGCAACAAAGGCTGCGTCCGCTCTTGTGGCTTTTCGTTTGCCGGGTGCCACATCGTGTTATTCATTCAATCACCATCCCACACGCCGTCTGGCCGCATTTTTGCAAATTCAAGCAGCCAATACAGCGCACGCTTTGCATTGCCTTCTGTCGCGTGCCAATAGTCGTCATCGTCTGTATCATCACCCAAAGCGGCAATAGCCTTTTCCAGCATCGGGATGCTTTCAGCTCCCGTCTTGCCGTAGATAGAACGAATTCCTTTTTTCCCGAGCACATCATTACGCCGATAGAACTTTCTATAATTCCATGTGACGTAGCACATCAGTTTTTCTGTTCCACCCACAATTCTCACGCCGCCTGCAATAAAATGTACGCTATCCGCTTTAAGCGTTTCATGCGTTACAGGGTCACAAAGTGAAATATCATAGCTCATTCTCTTTTTTCTCCCATTCCTTGCATCCACGTTCATCCCACACGAAGTCTGCAACGTGTTCCGACTGGTCGTTTACACACACGCCCTCTGGCTCTGCGTACTATTTACAAGAGCCGCAGGATGGCTCAGATTTGTTCTTGCAGGATTCTGCTGTGCATCGGATAGCCTTACCAGCGGAGAACTGCTTGATGCCCATGCAAGAGCAATGTTCGGTGGTGCAGTAGAAGTTCATTCGTACTTCCTCCATCCAATAAAGTCACACAAGCCTATTGTCTGCGGGTCGCATTTATGCGTGAATTTTACGCTCGGTAAATTAAACCCTTTTAAGTTATTGCAAACGGTTTCAATGCTAAAAAGTTCATCAAACGCATTGTCAGGAATTTTTGCATCTTTTGCATTGTAGATAATCGCTCCACACTGCTTACAACGCCATACAGAACATCTTGTCATCTTCTTTGTCCTCTCTTTCCCCTGTTGAACCGCCCGATCACTCGCTTATACTCTGCATAGCACTCCGGGCACAGGTCGCCTGTGTCCCTGCGCCATGCCCAGTCCTTGAAGTATTCGTTAGGGTTCATTGTTTTGGCTTCCTGTATCGTTCCGCAGCGTTCGCATACTCGCTTGTGGTAGATTCCTCTGTCAGTCTGCATTACTTTTACCTCTCATTGACCCATAATGGCCATAATCTGAATGATAAGGCTACATACAGCTACAACCAGCGAAGGCAAGCACAACCCGAGAGCATAATTTGAATCGTAAAACACAGGTTCTCTTTTGCATATTCTGTAAATAGGGTAGCCAATCAGCCACCCGATGAAGAACAGGGTCGATGTAAACACAATGCCAACAATAATTATTAAAACAGCCATGTTACATTACGTCCTTGAACAGGATTTCTTTGTTGGCTTTCCAGCCTTTGATTTTGCAAGGATTATGTTCCCAGTCAATCAGCTTTTGTTACGACTGTATCTGCTCCATTGACAGTAACCCATCCGTGCTTCAGTCTGGCTTCAGCTTCTTTCATCTGAATCAGTTCGGGAGTGATGGATTCCGACACGATACGATTCGATTCTGCTTCTGCCTGTGCTTCGATCACTTTCACATCGGCTTCCGTCTGAGCCTTCACCTTGTCCGTCTCAGCCTGTGCAAGAGCAGTCTGCTTGTTCAGCTCAGCGATTTCAGCGTCCTGCTTTGCTTGTTCTTTCGCTCTAATCTTTTCGGTTAGGGTGTCATCCAGCTCTACGTCAATCACGAGGGCACTTGAAACGTTGATTCCGTATTCATTGGTAAGCTTTTCGTTCAAATAATTTGTGATTGCGTTGTTTACTTCCGTTTTCTTTTCAGAATAAATATCCATTACAGAAAACTGGGGCGTTACCTCCTTGACGTAGGCGATAATGCTGTTCTGGATGCGGCTTTCCACAAGCGTTTCACCATCCATTCCGTTAAAACGGCTGTAAAGTTCAACAACACGGTCTGGAATGAAGTTATAATTTACGGTAAGGTTTACTCCAACCATTCCACCGCTTGCAGGAGCGTCAATATGCCAATCTGCGTGTTCTTTTGCGTTGTAATCTGCCGGGTCATCCGAAAAAATAAGTTGCTGCTGGCTGATAGGGAACTTGCTAACGTGCTTCATGGGAGAAAGAAAGTGCCAGCCCTGCGACAATGTGTTCTGCTCAACGCCTCGTGCCGAATAAACAACTCCAACATAACCAACAGGCACTCTCTCCAAACACAGCAAAAGAACCACTGCAACAAAAAATGCTGCTACCACAGAAGAAATAATAGTTGCTACCTTTTTCATGTTTTACTCCTTATCGTTAAAATTGTTGATAATCAAAAAGGCGACCGCCCAAGATACTAAAAAGAAAACAATGAGTTCTTTCACTTCTTTGTCACCTCTCTGTACTCCACGTCAATCCCTTTCGGCAAAGCCGTCTGGTACTTCTGAGCCAACTGCTCTGCACTCTGGGCATCGCCCAACGGCTGTTCAGGCGGCGCAACGGTGACTTCCACGTTGTCACGCATACCGAAGTAGTTCTTGGCTCGGAAAATCCACTCTGCCGGGTTTTCCTGACCATACATACCGTTGTACGCCCACATGGACTGCATTTGCAGAATCAGTTTTAGGATGTACTTCTGCTGCAAGCTGTCGTCACGGCGTTTGCCCGCCATAATCTGCTTCAGGCTCACCCATTCGATGCCCAGCACCAATGCAATCCATTCCACCACAGGGGAAATTCTGGCTTCGATGCAAGCGTCAAAAAAGAAGTCAAGGCGTTGCTGCACTTCAATTGGGTTGTTCATGTCCACGCTCGGAAGGTCGCCAAAATACTTGGCTGCAATCATGCCGATGACCTTCTTGTCCTCTTCATCACCGATTCTTGACTGCAAATCGCCTGTGTTCAGCATCTTAGACCTTGTGATTGCCAGCTCCTGTTGTTCTTTCACCTTTTTACTCACCTGTGAGCGGATAGACTTCCTTTTGTTGAGCATCTGTTGTTTCTTCTTCTCACGCTCTTTCTCACGCTTTGCAGCGGCTTGCTCTTTTGCCTTTTGCGCACGCTTCTCACGCTTTTTCTTTTCAGCTTCGGTCAGCGGCGGTCTGCCACGACCACGCTTCGGGGGTGTTGCCAAGAGTTATCACCTCGTTTCGGTTAGGATACCTTGTATTCCATCCAGAATGCGTTGTTTATTCCACAATGGGAATGGAAATCATATCTGCCATAACTGACTCCTTTCTTCTCGCATAATGCGGACCACCTTGCGACACTGGTCCACATCAAACATTCCAATGTGCGTATACTCAACCGGGAGTTCCATCTTTTCGGCCAGCCAGCGGTAGGCTGCATTGCGCTGCCCACGGTAGGGCCCGTATTTCCAGATAGGGTCAAATGCAGCATGAGCGGCTTTCTTCCAGTTGCGCAATTCTGAATTTGCCAGTCGGCCAAGGGGTTTGTCAGACCCCTTGTGTACACCGACGTAGGCGCCGCAATTTGGGCAGAGGTAAATCATGCCGAAGCTGCGGCCATGGTAAACCACCGAACTGTCCACGAAATTGGCAGGGTTGCCGCAGTAATCGCAGATGACGATTCGTCCTTTCGGTTTCATCTTGACCATTCCTCCTTGTAACGAGCCAGCATTTCCGAGGTATCCGTTTCGATGCCCAGGGACTTAGCTTCTTCAATCGCACCGTCAATCAGGTGCGAATCATAATGTTTACTCCTAATTTCGGTGAGAGCTGCATCTAGTTTTGTCATCTCACTCATGTTATCATCACCTCTTCATTTTCGTTTCGATTTTATCCAGCTCAGTTGCAATCCACCAGATAGAGCAGCAGTTGTCCAACTGCCGCCACCAAGCGCACTCTTCTTTTTCGCATACGCACCGACCAAGCGGATTGCTGGTTAACTTCATCGGGCAGTAAAGTTCGTTTTCCATCAGTCATTTCCTTTCTTTGCAAAAGGATTATACTCACTAGGGTCTGCCTTATTCGCCCATTCAACCCACTTAACGACTTTCTTTCGCAGTTCATCATCAAGTAAAAACGGCTCACGAATCAAAATAATCTTTGGATTCTTCTTCATGATGTCTGCATTGGTCTTGATTTCATCATAATCAATCGAGCCATGAAACATCTTGCTACGAACCTTGTCGCCTCGACTTGAGATATGACGAGTGAACGATTCCTCACGAAACCTAAATTTTTCGGTCAGATGCGGATTGAGTTTCAAATCGTACTCCTGAATGTACCCAATTTTCATAATGAACTACCTCCACCCCATCACAACAGCCGTACAAACGGCCAGACACACGTTGATGAACAGCCAGACGAGCATTGCCTGCCGCTTTTCAAACAGGTTGTCTGCCATGTTTTTGATTGTCCGCTCGGACTGAACTACCACCGCCAGCAGGACTAGGCAGACCAGCCAGCGAGTTGCAAATTCAAACATTGTTATCCTCCATCAAATCGTCCATGCTCAACTGACCGCTGACGTTGTCATCTTCCATCCACCAGCGGAACACGTCCATGCCGGTCTGCCAGTCGCACGGCAAACCTTTTGATTTTCTGACATCAAGCATTCTTTCAAACGCTGAGATGTACATTTTCTCGTAGGCAGGCCAGCGCATAAACTCGCGCTGTCTGCCCCCCCCTACCGGCCATAGGACAACCGATGCAGCCAACACGCTTCTGCCCTTCGCAATACAGCGGATTGATGGGCAAGCGCTCGCTGTGCGTGTAGTCCCACACATCATTATCAGACCAGTCCACGATCGGATTGACGGTCATCTTGCCTTTGAGATTGCAGGTCTCGAACAGTTGCCGTTTTTCATCGTTGTCGCCCATCATCGTAATTCTTTTTTCTTTGTTACGATGGTTAAACTCCATAATCCCACGATTGTTTTTTCTCGATGCTGACTCAGCCCAACGAACGCCAGTTGCAATAAAGCGATTTTTACCAGATGTTTCCTTCAACACAGAACAACAGTAACGCATAAGCCTCGTTGGTGGAACCATGATTTGCGGAATCAGCGTCCACATGGACACAGGCTTGTCCTTGTAGCGTGGCATGACGATGGAGCATTTGATTCCACGTTCTTCCATCGCCTTGAACTGCTCACGGATAAAATAGACCGTCTCCGGCGCATCTGCTGTGGTGTGACTGTTGACCACCTCGAAGTTGATTCCTGCACGTTCAGCCAGAGCCACAAGCACTTGTGAATCCTTACCGCCAGAGTATGTGACCATCAGCGGTTTCTTGTACCGATGCTCGGATAGTCTTGCAGCGTCCTGCAACCGTGCGATGGCAAGCTGTTCCTTATCCATTGTTACCTCCATCTAACATCCTCTATGATGTTTGGATTTTCGTGCGATTGAAACTCATATAGACTGCATATGGTTTTCTTTCCACAAATCGGACAAATAGGAGTTTCCCCATTATCTGCCATCGCAGTTGCAACGCGTGCATCACACACAGAAATGGCAGTATTGCAGAAATAACAGGTGAACATTGCTCTTTTGATGCGGCAAGACTTTGGATTTATTGAAGTGATTTCCGAAATAGCTTCTACCGAAAATATTGCCATCAGCTCCACCTTTCTCTCAGCTCTTTTTCGACCTGCTCTGACTTTGCGGTGATGTAATCTGCAAACTCGTCAGGGGTCATGTCCTCTTCTTTGAACTTGCCAACCATCTCCCAGTACCTGTCACCGATGCAGATGATTTTCTGCACCTGTTCATCGGTCAGGTCTGCATCGCACCGAAGGTTCTGAATCAGTGCGCCCCATGTGGCGGCGATGCCATCCAGAGCCATGTGAAAGCCGTACAACTGGTTTTGTCGTGCGATTTTGCGGAGGTTGGCCGACATCGCCTGTTTGCCGCTTGATGGGCGGTTTCTATGCTTATTCATCCGACTGCTCCTTTGCTTCAAGGCGAGAGAGCCAGCGATCAAGCTTTATCTCGGCGGTCTTATTGATTTCCTCCAAAACCCTTGCCTTGATGCATGGTTTTGAATCAGACAAATAGACCGTGAACGCAACTTTAATATCTGCTAGTTCCTCTAGCAGATTTTCTTCACATTCTTCCACGCTCTTCGGTGTCGGGTTCGTGCCATCCAGCGCACGGCGCAGCTTCAACGCAGCCTGTGCCAGTTCGGATGCTTCTTCTGCCAACTGTGCCAAGATTTCCGTATCGGGCAGGATGTCTGAAACTTTCTTGCTCACTTCTGTTCTCCTTTCAGCCAGTCGTTCAGCTTTGCCATGCAAGAGGGGCAAAGAAACGGTTCATCATAGCAATCACAACTCCAGTAGTCCCATGCGTCATGCACGTTCTTGTCAACCAGAATCACGGCATTGGGCTTATGCCTCCCCATCTCATCTGGCGGTTCAGGATTAAACACTTCTCCGCAGCGGTCACATTTCATGCTCATGTTCTTCCTCCAATCTCTTTAGCAGTCCATCCACGTCATACCGCCAATGGACACGCAGCCTTTTTGCTTTGACCTCTATCCCCTCTTGCTCTGCCCACTGCCAAGGGATGCTCTTGCGGCTCTCGTTGTAACGGAACGCCAGAATTTTGCTGGCAGGGATTGCAAAAGTGCGATTGACCGCCCTGTAATTGACTATCACATGGGCGGTCTGACCGCCGTACCCCATCGCATCCACCATGTCAGTGATGTGCTTTTCTTTGCGGTATTTGCACTTTGCCTTGTCGTACTTGCCGAACACCTTTTCCAGAGGGATAGAGGGCGTTTCGATGGTTTTCAGCTCAAATAGGTGGTTCATCGGGTGTCGGTACACAAGGAAGTCGCAAATGTTGTCGATAGAAAAGGACAGGTTCTCGTTGCCGCCGTAGTAGGTGGCAGCACTGTCTTTCAGGCGGTAGCACCACGCATCGGATGGGACGGATGCTTTGAAGTCTGCTTCAAACTGCTTGCCGGTGTTCATGCGTTGTCCTCGATTTTTTTGGCTTCTCTGATACGCAGTCGGGCAAGTTCGCTATTTGCATATCGCAGTTGCCAGCTACCAAACCAGCCTTTGTGAACAAGTTTTCCGGCGCAGTAAACAAACTCCTGCTTCATCAAGTCATCAAGTGAAATGATGTAACTGCCCGGCTTATACTTTCTTTTATTCATCCTCGTTCACCTCTAAATTCACTTCCGAGAAACCGTTTCTTCCCCTTTTCCCGGTGCTTGTCCTCATAATCACGGTGGTACACGCTCTGGCTGTGGTTCAGCTCATATACGAACGCCTTGCGTTCCTCGAAGTCTTCCTTCTCCGCTTTGTACTTCTCGCAAGTGTCGTGACAGGCTTGGTAGCGTGATGTGCAGTCTTTGCAACAAGTAATCATTCTATCAACCCCACTGTTCAGCCATTGCTTTTGCAATGCCCGGAAAGGTCTTGCTTCTAGCATTTGCCCGTTCCTCCTTGCTCCCGCTGCAATCCATTTCCCAGCAAGAGTAGCGAACGGTTCCGTCCTTCAAAACCATCTTTCGCCCCTTAACAGGCTCCACGATGTTTGTTGGCTTCAAGGGTGGCACTCCTCTTTCCCACAGGCACGTTTTTTTAGTCACAGGATGGCCAAACTGAAACGGTTGAATGATTTGTGAATACTTAGGTAGGCAGAAAATCTTTGAAGGAACTGGATTTTCAATGACAACTCTTGGAACATTCGCATACCAGAACCGCATAAACAAATCTCTTGCCAGAATACCCATTTGTACTCTATCTGGCTGTAGCTGGCCGCCTTTCCAAATGTGTCTTGCTCCTGCATTCGTCAAATATGTGCAGGGCGGGTGTGCAATCAGCAAATCCCACTTGCCTACATCATGCGTTACGCCGTCCATCGTCACGACTTGCCCCCCCTCCAGAGCCTTGAGCGCATCTCCGAGAATATGCCACTCAGGATGCCCGCCGGACGGATCCTGAATGTCGCATGAGTAGGCTTCGTGCCCTTTCGCCCGGAATGCCTTACAGACTTCCTGCGATTCCTCACAGGCAACTAAAACTTTCATCTTTCCAAACGCCCGTCCAGCCAGATAGCACAGCTCTTATATAAGGTAGGCGATCAAGACGAAGGAACTTCTTCGCATATAGTTTCGAGTTCTTCAACATCTGCTGGCTCAAAAACAAGAGATGCGCCTTCGCATTCATATTTCTTTGCTTCCCAATCCATTTTGAATTTTTCAAAATCGTTCTTGTATCGGGGGAATGGATGCATTTGCTCTGCGTAATAAACGCCCATCATAACTTTTTTATCATCTTCTGGCTTCCAGCTTTCGAGATGATAGCTTTCGTGGTTGTCGTACTCCCAAAGAGACAGCTCAACAATCAATCCAGAAAAAGCATCGTACATCTGTTGGAAACTTTCAAAATCCCGATAAACCAGCCCTTGCCCCTTGTGGGATTCTTTGATTTGTTCGATGCTTTTCCCGCCAGTTTTCAGGCGGCATCGAACTACTTTCGGACGGTAAAACATAGCGTTCCTTTCTCGCCTTTTGTTCCGGTAGCGTAACCGTTAGTTAAAAGGGAGATCAGAACTGTCGTCAATCACAGAGAAGTCATCCGTGTTGCCCTGCAAGTAGCCGGAGCCAGACCCGCCAGCCAGCGTTTTCTTCGGTCTGACTTCATAATCGCCGGAACGAATCTTGTCCACGCTGGTGAAGCGGTCAACAACAAGCTTCGTCTTGAGGTTGCCATCGTTGCCCATGTACTCCTCCTCACGGAGAACCACGCCGACCAGCTTGCCACGCAGGGTCTTTTCATCGTTGTTGAACTTGTATCCGGGATTGGACTGCTCCACAGCGGTGATAAAGCCCTTGAAGAATGGTAGCGCCTTCTCTTTGTAGCTTTTGATGGTCTTGCCGCCCCACGCCCATTCGCCCGGATTCAACTTGCCGCGCTCGATAAGGGAAGTGGTCTGCTCGCGCCAGTAGCCCTTGAACTCGCCCTCTGCGACTTCCCACTCGATGTTCAGGCGCTCCTTTGCTGGTTCGTCCGTTGCCTTGCAGATACCGGCAACATAGCCGCCAACAGGCAGGTCACGACGTTCTGTGGCTTCCTGCACGTCATTCCAGTTGATGTTCTTCATCTGTTACTCTCCTTTGTTATCCGGCTGAACCGGAATGTTGTAATACTCGCGGATGGTCTTGTCTACGGCGGCGAGGTCGTTTTCGATCAGCGCATCATTGAACATCCCAAGAGGGGTTTTCACGGTGTCCATCCCATCATTGCGAGTGCTGAACAGGTATCGCCCGTCCTGCACAACAGTTTTCAGGACAATGGTAAAGTACCCTTCCACGCAAACCTTCTCGTCCAGCAGCTTGCCGATGGTCTTGAACTTCTCGCCGCCGTCTCCGTCACGCTCGCTGTGACCGAAAAAGTAGACCACAACATCGTCCGGCAATTCCTTTGCCCGCATCAGCAAAGCATTGAAGTTGGCTGCCATGTCTGTAAACTTCTGGTATCCAGCGACCTTTGCGTTCCGCATGAACTCGCCGGTCATAAGGTAGGTGGCATCGTCAATGACGATGGACTTACGCTTGGTGCTGTGGATTGCGACATCAATCTTGCCGTAGTCGTTGGTGATATAGGTTTTCATGTTGCTGCGGAACGGCAACGGCTTGCCAAGCACGTTGATAACTGCTACCTGTTCCGGGTCAAAATTCCGAAGCGAAGCGGACTTTCCACTGCCGGAATGACCATATACCATTACTAATACTGCCATTAGTTGTTCTCCTTCCTCGCTTCTTTCCTCGCTTTACGGCAAGCCGGGCAACGCTTGGGCAGTGCCATGTTATGCGATTCAAAGAAAATGCGCTCTGCACGAGAAATCTCGAATGCTTTGCCGCAATCACGGCAAGTTTTCTCAATGCTTGTGTTCTTGTCCCACGAAGCCCTTACTGCGGCTTTTTCGACAGCAAACACTTCATTAAGGCTGTCACTAAAACTCCTAACATACGTATGCTGCGGTGCATGACCGTTCTTGCGAAGCGTTTCCTCTAAGTTGTTCCTTTTACAGTTTGCGCAAAGAGTTTCCGTACTGTTCGGGAACACTGAAAAAGGCTTATTGCACTTTTCGCAGTGCTTGATTTCTTTCTTGTATTTGCCCATTTTTCTTTCCTTTCTTCGGCTTCATTAGGCTTCATTGTTCTCACTTTGGCTTAATATGGCTGTACATAATCAACCAGCCATCAGTTCTGCCAACTGTGCGCGGAGGTCTTTCAGCTCTGCTTCCCTGTCCTCAATCTCAGACTGCAAGTCCTCAATCGCTGCCAGCCGGTCGGCTTCTTTCGCTTCTGCCATCTGCTTGTTGGTCATAAAGTACACGCCGTCCTCCGGCTCGGTCACGCCACCGAATCTATCTAGGTTCACGCTAATCATTCTTTCTGGGCCGTCCTCTCTGTTTTCTGTGCTCTTGGATTTGAAGAGCTGAGTACCACTGGCTTGTGTCGATTTCAATGGTAGACCACCGGTAATCGCATTCTTTATTCAAGCAATGCTTTCTGCGAATAATGCAATCGTCCTCGTTTCTAGTGTCAACGGTCGTAACACTTTCCTGTCCGCACATCGGGCATTTCACTGAGCATCCCTCCACTCGTTGGTGTGGTGGGCCACTCGCTTAATCTTACGGTTTTCACGTTCAATACGCTCATTCTCCGCGCTAACGCCGATAATAGCGAGAATCAAAGCAGTAAAAAGCATTGAGACGGACAGCAGCGCATATCCAAGCATCCCCCAGCTATTGGAAGCACCGTTGATGGCGTTTCCACATCCAAGTGCTGCAACGGCGATGGATATGCTTATAAAGCACAATACAGTGCCTTTAACAGTTTTCATTTCTCTTCACCTCTTTTAAGACAATATCAAATCCGCTTGGCTTGTTTTCACTAATGGCAATCTTTGCATTCAAGGCCTTTGCGATTTTTAGAAGCGTATCGACCCGAACGGAACTTTTTTGCTTCTTTCGCTTGCCCAAGATGCTGTAAATCGTCGGCCTTGATACTCCCGATCTACGGCTAAGGTCGTTGATGTTGAAGTACCTGGCTTTCATTGCATCTTCCAGCGTCATGCTTTCTTACCTGTGCTGAAAACCCAGCATGTGGCCATCAGAGCGCTGATCCCGATAATGTACCAGGTCATTTTAGCTCCGACCAGAAGCTCGATATGATGCACCAGCCAGAAGTTCAGCAGGAACGCTGCAAGAATCAGTGCCAAGACGATTCCCCAGATCAGGACGATTTCTATAAGTGCTTTCATCTTTACCCTTTCTATTATGTATGTGTTCCAAGCGGTCTTTCTCCCGGTTGTGCCAGCGGATTTCCCGCTTGCCGTAGTATTTACCGTTCATCAGGGGCCTTCACCTTTCCCTGTGCAAGTAAAGTACTGTAATGGCCGTAGCTCATGCCGTATCGTTTTGCGGCATCGTTCATCTGTCGCACGGTATACTTTGGAGGCTCGTGCTTTTGAGGTCTCGCACGTTCTGGCTCCTGCACATCCCAAGTGATTTTGAACTCGCCAGATGCTTTTAGCGCATTCAGCTCTTTTTGCTTTTTGGCTTTGTACTTTTTGATCAAAGCCTTGTTTGCATCTGCTGCGCATTCAGGGTGATACTTCTGAGACCAGAACTTCCGAACCATTGGCTTCTTGCACCAAGCGCATAAAGCCGGTTCCGGCTCAGCCTTGATTCCTTTCTTTATAAGGGCCTGCCGTTCTCTGCGAACAATGATTTTACATTCTTCGCAATACTTTTTGCATGGGTTTACAAGGCCAAGAAAGACACCGCAGCGCTCACAATACTTTTCTTCCAATGCGACCACTCTCTTTCAGTCTGGTTTCCCGATTGTGACGCTCAAAGCACTGGTTGATTGATTTCTCCATCCACAGCACCTTGTTGGCATCGTTTCTGGATACGCCAGCTGCCATTGCCAGCTTTAGTCTGCGCTTGCGGCTTTGCGCTTTACGAAATTTCATCACCAGCATTCACCAGCCTTATCTGTGATAAACTTCGGGACTTCCTTGCCTGTGGCAATGCACAGCGCAACTAGCTTTTCGACCCAGATGTCAAACAGGCTTTCTTTTGGCATATAGCACTGGCCAACAGAAGGCTCCTTAAAGCTTTTCCAGATCGTCAGGCCGACAGCGCCATCCGTGACCGTCCAGATCATACTGTAGCCTTCATTGCACAGGTTGTACAAAATGTCCCGTGCTTTGCTTTTGGCTTCGTTGATTTCAAAAGCATCCCAGCGCTTTTTGCTTTCCTCGTAGGCCTTTGTTGCCTCGTCAATGGCGTGGTGCGCTTCGTCCGGGTACTCAAGGTCTACCTTTAAGGTGGTAATCTGTTCCATACCACTTATTCCCCCTTTCTTTCATTCAACAGCTCTTCCAGAGCTTCTTTCACCTTAGCTTCCGCATTTTTAGGTTCACGCTTACCGTTCAGGATTTTTCCCAAGTATTCCGGTGCGCATCCCATTTTTGCAGCAAGCTCTCTGATTTCGATGCTGTTAACGTGAAGCGTTCCCACAACATCGCCTGTCCACTTAGGAAGCAAATTTTTTCTCCTTTCTTGTTCTAGTACTTGAACTTTTTGAAAGAATATGATAATATTATGGTGTCAAGCAAAAACATTATCGAACGTTCTTCTATTTGTTCAAAGTCTTTAATTTGTTCTACCGATTGAACCCGGTAGCCTTATTAAAGCACAAGTAGTAGAACTTTTCAAGTGTTTTTGTTCAAGTGGTAGAACTTTGTCATCTTGTACAAACGCTGGAGGTATGTTTTGTGTTTTTTGATAATTTCGTAAGGCTATGTGAGCAAAAGGGAGTAAAGCCATCTCGTGCTTTGACTGAAGCTGGCGTTCCGAAATCTGCTTATAGCTATTGGAGAACCGAAGCAAATGCAGGGAACGATGCAAAGCCGACCAATCAGAATGCAGTTAAATTGGCGCAGTACTTTGGCGTTACTGTAGACTACCTTCTCACTGGCGACCAAAAAGAAAACCCGCCCCAGCAGCCGCAAAGTGAAGTCGTTGCAGCAGTGGAGCGGATTAGAAAAAAGCTTGAATCTATGCCGACAGCGCAGCGTGAAGCGCTGATGAATCTGATCGAGAAGATGTGAGGCAAGCCCGTGTATTACTTGTTGTGCGGCTGTGCCTTTTGCTTTTGGTTCATGCAGGCCTTGTTAAAAGGCAACGACCGTGTGCTATATGGCAACAGCAGAAAATATCGTTACCGTAGAAACCGAAAAAAGAAGTGGTTCTGACCCGGTAAAATAAAAACCCCTTGTGCCGGGCTGGTGTAGCTCTGTGCAAGGGGTTTTCTGTTATTCCAGGTCTAAAGCTTGCTCCGCTGCCGGAATCTTATCAGGGTGTTCCAACAGCCATGCGATAAATCGGTCAATCTTAGCTCTTTCTTGTTCACTCATTGTGGCATATCCTCCCGATCGGTAAGTTCGGATGTTCATTTGATACGATTATACACCTTTCTGTTGTACAGTCAATATCATTTTAACAACTTTGCTGAGGTTAAATGATTTTTCCATCCGTTACTTTGTATCAGGGAAACCAAAAATTGCAATGACAATGATTAAGAGCCACATTAAGTTTAAGTTACCCTTTGCTTTGTAACATTCCGTTGAGCATGGAACGAAAGGGGTTATCCGGTAAATCGTCCAGCACATCTGCTTTGACGAGAGCGTTTGTGCTGATGCTGTGCGAAACATTGTTTAGCTGCACAATGGCATCGTCTAAGTCTTTTACGGTTGCCCCACGCCGTTCCATTGACTGGAGGAAGGTTTTCACTTCTTCAAAAACGACAGGGTTCTCGGCTTTATAGAATCCATTCGTAAAGTCCATCTTCTTCTCCTTTCACAGTTCCACAAGCTGTCCGTCAATGCGTTCGATGTTATCTGCCGGGTCGCGTCCATCGTCTAAGGCGGCTACGGCACGTTCTAGGATGCCTTTCGCTTCGAGGTAAGCATCTTTATCAGCTTCGTACCCAGAAAGGCTCAGGACAAGCTCCAGCGTCCGTCTACGAGCGTATGGAATAATCAGAGCATCTACGGTTCGGTTCATTAACTTTCCTCCCACGGTTCAGGTGTGTGTGGTTTCCCATCGGGAACGCTGGCAGGCATTCCATCGATGATCGGCATACGTTCATGGTTCCAGATTACAGTTTCTTTCATTTTGTGTTTCCTTTCTATTTGGAATTTTTTGACAATACAGTTATAACACAGGCTGCTGTTGGTTCTCCATAGCAGCTTTTTCCATTTTTTGGCTTGTCGAATCCGGCATTTTTGCAGAATTTTGTTGAAAGGGCGTGAATTTATGGATGAATATTTGGTAAGAACGGCCAAAGCATTAGAGATGGCACGGATGCGTTCTGGCTTGAGTCAGCAGAAATTGGCGGCACGGATGGGTGTGAATCGTGGCACGATTGCCAACTGGGAGCAAGGTCTGGCAGCTATTTCCCTGCCAATGGCTATGCGCTGGTTCACCTGCTGCGGCGTATCGGTGGCTCGATACATGGACGCTTGCATTCATCCGGGGCTGCTGGAACATCTTGAAGATGACCTTTCCGACATGGAGAAACGGCAGATTCTCATAGATGCCATGATGGAGTGTTCTTCCTACGAGATAGATGCCTTGTTGTATATGCGGTACGGAGATCACGGTTCAGACCACATCGGTGTGCTGACAGAGATTCTGGCAAACCTCCACACGCCGTTGAAGGACAGGGTCTCTGTCTGCCGGATGATATCGGGCAGCTATGAGATAGCACAGGCTACCGGAACAGACCCAGACCCGAACGGAACCGCCCCGAAGATGGAAATTCTCTATCAGGCGCAAGATGCCGGGACTGAAGCTGCTATGAAGTCCAATGATTCTTATACCGTGAATCCGAATAATATAAGCGGCTGATTGTCGAATTATCGCAGTTTTTGAAGAACATTTTGTCCACGTTCATCCACTTTTTGTTCACGTTTCATGCAGATTAGGTATACCTTTACCTTGTCAATCCGTCCCCCATAGGTTGTAAATCGACAACATTCGCACGGAATAAATAACGAATTATCGTTAATCTGCTGCTTGTGCTTGAATAGTTTGTCAATTTGTCCCCCATTGTGCAGATTAGGTATACCTTTCTGTTTCACTTCTTGTTCACCTGTCCACAATCTGTACACGTTTAATGCATCTAACTGTTAATGATGTTTTTTTCGGTTTACTCTAAACTTGTATTTATTGGATTTGAACATTGTCGTTTTCAACAAGATTTGAAAATTCAAGGTGTGTGTGTTGAAAAGTGTCTGCTTCTTTTCTATTTAGTAGAAGTTATTTACCTATCTTGTTTAGTATCTTGTTTAATATATGTAAGGAGGTATACCAAATCTGCACGAAGGTATACTAAAACTGCATAAAGGTATACAAAATCTGCGCAGACAGGTATACCAAATCTGCATGATGGTAGAAATGCGCTATTGATAATTCAACCGTGTTGTGATATACTGATATCAACAAGTGGAAGGGATGTGAAAGATTGGGAGATTTGTCGATGAACAACCTCGTTGAGAAGAGCAAGGCTCTTGTATGGGCGAAATTCAGGGATTATACCGCTGGCGAGCTTCGGCTTTTAGAAGTCTATCTGTCAAGAATTAACCCTCGTGACCCTGAAAGCGCAACTGTTCAGTTCACGCTAAAAGAATACTGCGATTTTTTAGGTATCCGTTTGAACAGTAAGGATTTAAAGCAGCAGCTCAGGCATTTTATTGAAAACACTGTAGCTGTTCCGCTTGAAGGTAAAGACGAATATACGCTGTACACATTGTTTGCTATGGCGCAGATTCGATTTGACCCTGAGTGTTTTACATACATGGTCTCGATCAGATGCAACCCTCTGTTGCAACCAGTGTTCTTTGATATTGCGGAAAAAGGCTATGTCCGATACCGTTTGCGGTACACGGCGAGCATGAAATCGCAGTATAGCATTTTGCTTTACTCCATGCTTCGGGATTGGATGAACATGGGGTCAAAGGGACATGAAATCAGCGTCAAGAAGCTAAAAGAACAGCTTGGCGCAACAGCAAATAGCTACGACCAGTTTAAGTTCTTCAGAGTAAAGGTCTTGGACGTTGCCGTTGCTGAAATTAATGACATCTCTGATATTTCAGTGTCGTACAAAAAGCGGATGGTTGGGCATAAGACGGTATCAATTATTTTTGACGTAAAGATGAAGCGCTCTGAGCCCATCATAGATGCCGAATCTAGCGAGATTGAGACAACGCCTTTAAGAGATGCTTCCGAAAGCGAAAAACCAGTCAAAAGCCCTAGAAATGGCGCATACGAAGATATTGACTGGGAAAGCCTGATTCCTGGCGTTGATGAAAAACAGTGTGCAAGTATAGCAAGGTCTGTGGCAAGGCGGTTGAAGTCTGAATATCCGAATATTCGTAAAGAAAAGAAGAAAGCTGCCGTTATAAATATTGTGCAGAACGCATACGAGATGGCTGTGAAAGGCAAGCTAGATGTTGAAGTGCCGGAAGCGTATCTTCGGACAGTTATCAAGGATTCGCAGTTAAGTAAGTTTGCGACATTCGGATTTGATTATATTGAGTAAAGAAAGAGTGATAAAATGGCAAAAATTATAGCTGTCGCCAACCAGAAGGGCGGCACAGGAAAGACCACCACAAGCACCTGTCTGGCTGGCGCGTTGCAGCTGCTTGGCAAGAAGGTGTTGCTGGTGGATTGCGATGCCCAGTGCAACGCAACGGACACCTACGGCGCGCAGACAGAGGATGTTTGTACCCTGTTCGATGTAATGACCCGGCAGGGAACGGTAGAAGAAGGAATCCAGCACTGCGAAGCCGGTGACATTCTGCCGTCAGACAACGCATTGAAAGACATTGACGAGCAGCTTGTCCGGGACATTGGTAAGAACTTTCGGCTGCGTGAAGCGCTGGAATCCGTGTCTGAACGGTACGATTACATTGTTTTGGACACTCCCCCGCAGCTCGGCCTTGCACTTGTAAACGCTCTGATCGCCGCCAACAGCATCATCGTGCCTATTACAGCAGACCGATATGCGCTTGCCGGATTGAGCCAACTTTCACAGACCATCGGTGACGTTCGCAGATACTTCAACCCGACCTTGAAGATTGAGGGTCTGCTTCTGAACCAGTACAAGAGCCGTGAGAACCTGTCCAAAGAGGTTGTGGAACAGCTCCCTGTGATTGCACAAAGCATGGGAACAAAGCTGCTTGACGTGAAGATTAGACCGTCTATGGGCGTTCGTAAGGCACAGGCAGAGCGTCACAGCCTGTTTAGCGGTGACACAGCAAAGAGTACCAGCGCAGAGGATTTCAAGGCTTTGGCAAAGATGATTGCGGAGGGGGATGCAAAATGAAAGGGAAGCTTCGTACTTGCTGCCCATTGTGCGGCGGAGAGATTGTCGTTTCTGAATTCATACAAATATCTCGTGAATATAAAGTGACCAAAAGCGGAAAGTTGTCAAAACGATACACGACAACAAAAGGAGCTGGTGGCGGAGACCCAATGACCGCAGCCTGCGCCAACCAATGTGGAGCATATTGGGAAGATGGCTCTTTTTATATTGGAGAGGATGGAGGATTTTACGATTTAATATATAATGAGGAGGACACAAAATGCGACTGATTGACGGTGAAATCGTTCAGAGCGAAATTTCTTGCTATTAGGCTGGAGCTAAAAGCAAGGAAGAAAAAGACGCATATATGGACGTTCTTGTGGCAGTTATGGACACAACAAAGTTTCAAAAATGGGCACCAACAAACTATGAATGGGATTTACCAAAAGAGAAGAAAGAAGTTTTGTTGGCTGACAAAGACGGGAACATTTATATTGGCTATTATTGGAAATGGTTATGGTGGAACAATCGAGGAATCGTAAAACAGTTTAAGCCGGGAGAAATTGAATACTGGATGCCAATTCGTGAGCTTCCGAAGAAAGTGGAGGAAATGTAAAATGAAGTCAACCAGTAAAAAATCAACGGGTCTGCTTGGCGGGTTTGACTTCCAGCCTGTTTTTTCGGAACAGACATTAAGCCGAAGTGAGCCAAAGGAAGAAGAAGTAAGCCAAGCAAAGCCAAACGAAGCCGAACAAACACAGATTAAGCCTAGTGAAGTCGCAGACAGCCATACACAGCCTAATGAAGTACAGTTAAGCAATATTAAGCCGAAGCAAGCCAAAGACAGCAAAACACAGCCGAGCGATGCCGTAGTAGGCGAAAGTAAGCCAAAGAAGCTGAAACAGGCGAAAGAAGTTCAACGCCTTATCGAACAGGGCGATGTTCCCGGCGCATTAGCCGAAGCTGGTTTGACAAAGAAAAAAATCCCGATGCCGGAATCGCATCAGGGTGTTGCAAGTGGTGATGGCAAGCGTTCCAAGCGCATTACCATCCTTATGAGCGAGGAAGAGCGCAAGTATATCAACCGTGAAGCAAGGCGACACGGCATGACGATTGGACAGTTCGTGTACGCTCTGGCGGTTGCAGCGGCAGATGGGAAGATTGAGCTAGAGGATTTTTTGGAGGATTGAGGTATGTCGTGAAACACGATATACCTACAAACTGCATCTTCCGGCATTAGGTATTGACTTTTGTACGGACATATAGTACAATGTTTGTACGGACAAAAAGTGAGGTGTTGGTATGTGTCCGCGTTTGGGTCGCCCTACTGATAGCAAAAAGACTGAACGGTTTGAAGTTCGATTGACCCCAGAGGAAATGAAAGAAGTGCAAGAATGCGCTGAAAAAATGGGGATAACGAAAACGGAAGTTGTTAAACGTGGGATTCAGCTTGTTGCAGAAAAGGCGAATGAAGAATAAAAAATAAGGCATTGACTGCTCCCTGCAAAAGAATAGTCAACGCCTTATTCAACACCAGAGATTGCTCTCGGATAAATCCATTATATCATCCGAAGCGACCTCTTACAAGCCGTTTTCGGGTAAAACTAATGAACATTCCAGCAACGAAAGAAGAAATTCTTGAAAACTTCAAGAAAAACAGCAATGGTCGTCCGCTCAATAAGGATGATTACGAGATTGCGGAAGCGTTATCTCGAATCACTTACAAGGCGTATGAGGTCGGAATGGAAGATGCTAAACAGTTGTATATGGAGGATATGATGGATAACAAGAGATGTAACGCACTTCACGTTTTTAAGAACAAGACCTTTGGTCAGCTCCGCACGATTGAAGAAAATGGTAAAATTCTTTTCTGTGCTTCTGACGTGGCAAAGGCACTTGGCTATACCAATGCGCCAGATGCAGTAAAACGCCATTGTCGGTATACTGTAAAGCGCAGTACACCTCACCCGCAAGCAAAAGATAAAATGATTGAGGTAACTTTCATCCCAGAGGGAGATGTTTACCGTCTTATCACCCACAGCAAGTTGCCTGGTGCAGAGAAGTTCGAGAGTTGGGTTTTCGATGACGTTCTTCCGTCTCTCCGAAAGGATGGCTATTACAGCCTTGCCCCGCAGGAAAACAAGCCCGACACGCGGAACGATGCAATCTTGCAAGTGCTGATGAAGAACACGGAAGTCCTGCAAGCCATCGTTCAGCAGAACCAGCAGATTATGATTGCTCTTACCAACCTGTCTGTCAACGATGCAAAGCGCACGATGGAGATTCAGCCTTACACTTCCCATCAAGGGCAGAAGGGTGACGGCAAACGTAGCAAGCGAATCACAATTCTTATGAGCGACAGCGAGCGGACGTTTGTTACGAGAGAAGCACGCAAGCACGGATTCACGGCAGGAGAGTACATCTATAACCTGTCCGTTGCGGCATCGAAAGACCAGATTGACTTAGGCTGAATTGGCGGCTAGATTTTCAGCACTAACAGCAAATAAAGAAGGGGTCTGCGCAAAACTTGGCAGACCCCTTCTTCTATTTTACTTATCAGCAATGCAATCCCAGTAGAGATATGCCTTGCCGTCTGCGGCATCTGCGTCCTCAAGGAACGCCTTTGCCATGTCAGCGTAGAAGCCTGGAGTGTCAACGGACTGGCGTTTTGCCACCTGACAATAATCCGAGTACATCATGTTCATAACAGCCCAGAAATCGTTCGGGTCACAGGTGATATTGCGCTGTTTGGCAACGTCCTGTGTCTGTTCCAGCGTCCAGTGACAGCCCTTCGTGCCGTCAGCGTTGACCATGCTATCGCACCATTCCTCCGCTTCATCGTGGGTGAGGTGCTTGCGTGGCATCTTGATGGAACGGCTGTCCGCACCGCCATGCTCATACTGCTTAGACCGCTTGTCCCAGTCTCCGCTCTGCGAGAAGCCAATCTGCGGCATCTTGCGCTCATACTCTACGTCAGGGTAGCGAGGGATAGGGTAGGGGTCGATGTAGCGGTTTTCCTCCTGCAGATAGTAGGGATAGCGGTCGTTGCCACCTTCCAGCTTACGCAGACGACGTTCCATTTCACGCTCCCTGCGGTCACGCTCTTCCTCAAGACGGTCACGTTCCGGCTCACGGTTTTTGTCGTGGTCACGGAGCATCATCATGCGGCGAAAATTGTTCTTGCCCATAATCTACACCTCCTCAAGAAATAGACGCGGGCGCTCCGGCGTGGGAACGGCAGAAGCAGCCAAGATATTTGAACGTGCCTGTGCCGGTCGCAGACGTTGCAACGCAGGTAGCGTAACGGGTGCGGGTGTGGATGCTCTCGGCGGTCGCCTGAGCGCAGTTGCAGTCGGTCAGAGGGTATGCGGTCGTACCTGCTCCAATGGTAATGACCACAGGGGCGTTGATGGTGGTCGTGTCCGGCAAAGCCTGAGCAATGACCAGACAATACTTCTCTCCGTTCTGGTAAGAGCCAGCAGGAATGTTGATGGTCAGCGTGTCATTGGCGAACGTCACCGCATTCGAGATGACGAGGTGCGGGCACAGACGGCAGCTTGTTTTGCAAGCCATAATGTTTTCCTCCTAAAAAATCAGGGGCAGAGGTGTCTTACCCCTGCCCCGATGGTTCACCCGGTGTTATCGGGGAGTGTGTTGGTTAGCAGCAGCCGCAGCAGTTCACGCCCAAGTTGGGGTTTGCCACCTGATAAGCGGGAATCGGACGAGGATTGACCCGGTTCAGGATGGTATCAGTCTGCTGGGACATCACGGTGGTCAGAAGCGCATTCTGACGATCCTGAGAAGCCGCGAACTTGAGGTTCTGGTTCTCAGCGGTCAGAGTGGCAATCTTGTCCTGCGTGAAGTAGTCCATCATGCTGCGGAAGTTGGCGTTGCAGTTGTCCACAATGGCGCGGGCGTTGTCTGCGATAGCCTGACGGGTAGCACAATCTTCCGTTGCGATGGTGTACTTCAGGTCGCCGATCAGCTGCTTGTTCTCGCAGCAGCAAGATGCAAGCTGCGTGGCAAGAGCGGTCTGACCTGCCTGCCGTGCGTTGCCCTCCTGCATGATGGCAAGGCTGATAGCGTTGTCTCCGTTGGACACACTGCGTTCCAGACCGTTCACGAGCTGTGCGTTTTGGTAGCCAAGCTGACAGATGGCGCTGTTCACGCCTGCAAAGCCGTTTGCGATGTTGGTGTTGACGCCGTTCATCTGTGCCAGCTGGTCATAGCCCAGAGAGCAGATACCGCTCTGGATGCCCGCCAGAGAACGGGAGGTATCCTGCTGGTAGAAGCCCTCAGACAAAGCCGCGCGGGTGTCGTTACCGCCCTGCCCGGTTGCGCCTGTGCCGACCAGATAGGGGATGTAAGCGTTCATGCCGTTGTCACCGCCGTTCCGGCCATAGCCGTTTGTACCCCAGCCGAAGATGATGGCAAGGATAATAACAGCCCACAGGCCTTCGTTGCCGAAGAATCCGCCGTTGTTGTTGCCGCCGTCCTGCCCAGCCAGATAGCCAGTTGCAAAATCGTCCATAACAAAACTCCTTTCAGTTTTGCGTTATGCTATCCCACCGCCGTGTGCGGTGGGCGAAGCCAAATAAAAGCGGTTTTTATCAAGTCCGCAAAACTGAGAAGCGTTTCGCTTAGAGGGATGCGTTATCGGGGTAGCGTCAGGTTCAGGACGCTTGCCAGCTGGTTCAGGTCGATGCCCCGCTCTTTGGCGAGGTTCTGCGCCATCGTCCTGAGCTGCGTTTCGTTTTTACCCTGAATCAGGTTCAAGCCCTGCATGATGGGGGCATTCTGCCTGCTCAACTGCTGGATAAGTCCCATTGGGTTCTGACCGGCACGAGCAAGGTTCGCAAGCTGCATGATGGGACTGTGCGTAATCATATCAAACGGAGAGGACATTGTTATTCTCCTTTCTTTGCTGTCGTAGTGGGCTTAGAGAAGCTCTTCTGCCACTTTTCCAGTTCATCCAGCCTGTGGACGAGGGCGTTATACTCTTCAACAGGCACATACTGCTGTGTCGGTGCAGCGGTCTGCTGTGCCTGTTGTGCTTGTTGTGCTTGTATCTGCCGCCACGCTTCAGGGCTGTAAAACTCCTGTACATAGGATTCACAGGTGTCCGGGTTCAGCCGCTTGCAGTAGATCACGCCGCTGCGCAAGTCCGGGCAGTAGGTCGGTCTGCCGTACAGGTCAGACGGTATTGCCAAAAATTCTTCTCTGCTGGAAACAGGTCTGCCAAGTAGCCAACCGCCATCCTGTGTCGACTGCTGAACAGGCTGCTGCCCATTCATCGGCTGCGGACGCTGCGGTTGTGTCTGTTGCATCTGCGTATTTGGCAGGGAAGTGGCAAGGCCTACCGTGCCCATTCCGCCGTAAGTGTTGACAGGCTGTTGTGGAACATAGGGCGCTCCGGGTGTCGGATAATAGCTCATAATACATCCCTCCTGATGTGACCAGTGTACCGCATCAGCAAAAAACGAAGGACAACGAAGGCACAACGAAGGACAAAAAATAGCTTGCTTAGGCCTTGATTAAACCTTGCTTAAAGTTTGATTATTTTAAGCAAAAAGAAAAGCGCCCACGCGGAAAAATCCGTATGAACGCTTAACTGTTAAGGGCTTCACATTGGAAGCAAAAATAAAATATCACTTTTTGACTTGCAAGACAAGAGTTTCGACAAAACTAGTGCAAATAAGACAAAAAATCAAGAGCGGAACCGCCCATAGGCAATGCCGCTCTCTACAAAGGCCGTAGCCTTTCAAATATCCACCCCGTTGCGCTTCTTCGAGAGGCCGGGCGGATTTGTTGGACATATTATACCACAATCCGTGCAAAAAGAAAAGCGGCAGACCCGAAAGCCTGCCGCTTCAATGCGTTTCGTGAGAAATCACATCCAATTAGGATTATGATATCACACATCCAGCATTTTATCAATAATTTTCAGCCTATTGCCGATTGATGTCCGGCAATACGGCACACGCGCTGCAATATCAACTTGACATAGCTGGTCAACGTACCGCAACCGGGCGATTTTCCGGTCATACCTCCCAAGCGGCGAACGTTTTATCACAGCTTTTATCTGTTCTGCATTAAGCCCTTGCAACGCTGGCGGAAAGACTACACGAGCCGCCGCCACAGGCAGCACCGAGCCAGAAGGGCTGCGGAAGCTGTCCTGCGTTGCGCACCATAGCGGTGAATTTATGCTGAAAACGGGAAATTCGCACTGAAAGTGTGCAAATTATGCTCACTTTACGATGGATTTGCTTGTTTTTGGCGTAAATCTGGTATGTAGTGCTGCTCATGGTCTTACTCCTTACTCAGGGCCGCCTTTGCGCGGTCAAAGAAAAACTGGATGATGGTGCCGATGGTCTCATCGGTGATGGCCCAGCTGATAAGTCTGCCCCACTTGCTGGCGCTGAGGGCCGTGCGGAGCATCTGCGCCACCCACGCCTTACGTTCTGCGCCTCTCTTGGTGCCCTGAATCTCCTGCTCTGCCCTTGCAATGAGGTCGAGCACAGTGCCCTTGACAGCGGCACCATAGCCCAGCCGGATGCAGCCCAGTGCATAGAACGCAAGGCCGCCCAGCATGAGCACGAGGGCCACAGGTGCGGGAAGTGCGGTCAAAAGGTTACGAATCGCTTCCATGATTGGTAACTCCTTTCAAAAGATAGTTGTCGATGTCGGTGCGGCTCTTCTGCATCCCCTCGCGATTGTTGCCGGACAGCTGCGCATCCAGAAGGTTGCGCACCCCGTCGAGGGTCAGACGGCTCACCTCGTCAATTTCTTCAAAGCGGCGCAGATCTCGGGCAAGGGCCTGCGTGTGTTGGAGCTGGCCCTGCTCTAAGGTGCCGATGCGCTTGTCCATCTCATCCAGCCGCTTGTTCTGCACGTTGTCCGGTTCCTGCGCCTTTTTGATGTACTTGTGAATGATTTCCAGCACCTTGTCAATGGTGATGGCTGCAGCACACAGGCTACCCAGGATGCCAAGCACCCACAGCAAAGCTTCTTTTTCGGTCATTTGTCCTCCCGGAGACGGGTCAGGCCCTTCTTGCGGATGATTTTCGGGTAGTTGATTTCGGTCACATTGAGATCAACGTTGCCGGAAATGCCCGGCATGCGGCCCTTGCTGGTGTGCTGGTGGGCATTGTACTTAAAACTAACTTTCGGGGCCTTACCCGTGTAGTCAGCCAACCATACATCCCACCGCCCGGCAAGCCTTGCCATGTCCAGATGGACGGTGGCGTAGCTCGTGTAGGTGTAGAGCTGGGCGTAGAACCCCATCTTCTCAATCTGTTCCAGATGATAGGCCGCCAGATTTGACAGGTCTCCATAGGGCATCCCGGCAAGACTCGGCGATTCCAGATCCAACGCCACCGGAAGGGTAAGTTCCTTGCACCGAAGCGCCTGCCGCAGTACAGCCAGCTCTTTGTCAGCCAGTTTCTCGCAGGAGGCGTTGGTGTAGTAGTACACGCCCACGTCCAGCCCTGCCGCTTTTGCGTTGGCATAGTTGTCCTCGAAGGTGGGGTCGATGTAGGGCACACCGTTGCGGTTCCCTACGGCCCGCAGCATCACGCCTTTGTAGCCTGCCGCTTTTACCTGCGCCCAGCCCTCCATTTTGATTTTTCCCTGCCACCGGCTCACGTCAATGTACCGGTAGGGCGGCTCACCTGCCCACCCGGTCACGGTGTCCACTGTGGACACGCCGGGTGCGGGAGCAGGCTCTTCCTTGTCGGCGCTGTCACCGGCAGCGTGGGAGAGCGCAGAGAAGATATCCCGCAGGAAGTCAAGCATTACTTTCCGCCTCATAAAATCCCTCCTCCGTCAGCTTTGCCAGGACGGCATCCTTGTACCGGTCAGGAACGTTGTCGATGGTAAAAGCGCCGTCAAAGCGGTGCAGTTTGACTTGGGTCACATAGAACAAAATCATAACATCCTCCTTATTGTGCGGCCAGCAGGTCGAGCATAGCCGCTTCCAGAGCGGCAAGGCGCTCTTCTGCGGTGGGCAGCTGTGCCTTTTCCTCTGCTTCCTTGCGGGCCTTTTCCTGTGCAGCCAGCTCTTCGGCGGTGTAGCGGATGTACCGCATCACCGGCACTTCCTCATCCCAGGCGGGCTGAGGGTCAACACCGGGCACATCGATGATCTTTACCATGTCCCGGCCAATCTCTTTACCATCCCGGTAGTAGATGGCGAGAGAGCCGTCCGGCAGCTTTGCGGTCTCTCTGTGCCACTGCGGAGCTGTGCCCTCTACGGCATCATGGTGAACGACTTCCACATCTTCCACCAGATAGCCCGCTTCCAGATCCGGCTCTGTTGTAAGCATTGTGCCGGACTCATCAATTGTTTTCATAGTTACTCCTTTCATGCGGCATCATCCACCCGCACCCAGATGTACAGGGCATAGTAAGGGTTCAGGACGCTCATTGCCTGCCCGCTGCCGGTGCTGCCGATGCTCACGGTATGAGTGTGAGCGCCAGCGTCTCCGATGCTCACAGAGTGGCTGTGCCCGCCTGCGCTGTTCGTGCTGAAGCTGTGGGTGTGGGAACCATCAGAACTGGTTGTAAATTTATAATTAGCCCAGGAAGCTCCATAGTTCCTAATACGGTACGATTCGCCATCATCGCCGCCACTCTTATACTCAGCATTCACATTATGGCTATGCGAACCCGCCCAATCGGTCGTACCGCTATGGCTGTGGCTTCCTGCGGAGCCGGTGGATGCACTGTGGCTGTGGCCGCCTGCACTGCCAGTAGACCCGCTATGGTTGTGGCTCGGCATTTCGGCAGTAGTCTGGGTGTGGGTGGCGCTGCCGCCGGTGGTACCCACAGGGTAGGCACTGGAAGCGCCCATGATAAACTTGCCCTCAATGCGTTCCCATGTGCCGCCGTAAAGCTCG